GAACGAAGTGACCTCGCAGCCTGCGATCTTCCTGCGACCGAACGCCGAGTCGTTCTCGTACGCCGGCGGAGAGTACAGCCCCGTGCGCCGCCTGAGCGGTGAGATCTTCATCTATGCCAACGGCGGCAAGTACGAAGGCGCCTCGTCCATCGTCGAGATCAACAGCCTGCTGGATGCGGTGCAATCGATCCTCAGCCCGCAGGATGGCGATCAGCATGTGGGTCGCTACACCATCGGCGGACTCGTGCACTGGTGCCGCATCGCTGACGGCGAGAGCGCGATCGAAATTTTTCCCGGTGACACAGGCGACCAGTCGATCGCCGTGATCGACGTAGAGATCATCGTTCCCTAACTTGGAGTTGTCCCATGACAGCAAATGTCGTAGCGCAGGGCGTATTCGGCCCGGGCGTGTTGTATTTCACAAGCGTCAGCACGGCAAATGCCACGCCGTACAACATCGGATCCATCAACGAGCTGTCGGTGGATTTCAAATCCGACGTGAAGGAGCTGTGGGGGCAGAAGCAGTTTCCGCTGCTGGTCGCTACCGGCACCAAGAGCGTGGATATCTCGATCAAGGCCGCGAAGACGAGCGGCCAGGCAATCAACACATTCCTGCTCGGCGGCACGTTCACCATCGGCACCGAGTACGACATCACTACCACCGCGTCGACGGCGATTCCAGGAACGCCGTATCAGATCACGCCGACCCCGCCCTCCTCAGGCACGTACAACAGGGATCTGGGCGTGATCAATGCCGACACCGGCCAGCCGTACAAGCTCGTCACCGGCACGCCGACGACCGGTCAATATGCGGTGTCTGCTGGCGTCTATACGTTCGCAGCGGCCGACACCACCGATCTCGTCAAGATCAGCTTTGCCTACAGCTTCACTTCGGGCGCTGCCGGGCAAAGTCTGATCATCCCCAACAACGACATCGGCACCACGGAAGTCGTCACCCTCGATTACAAGTCGACGCTGTATGGAGCAACGTACTTCCTGCGGCTCTTCAACGTCGTGATGACCGGCGTGAAGACGAGCCACAAGGTGAGCGACTTCATGATGCCGGAATACACCGGCAAGGCGTTCGCCAATGCCTCCGATCAGATTGGCATCATCAGCTTGGCCACCTTGGGATAATCAATGAAGACGATTGAGATCGAGATCGAAGGCAAGAAGTACACCGTCAACGAGCTGACGGTGGGGCAGGTCGAAAGCCTGCACATGCTCATCGGCGGATTCCGCGAGGGCGACATCAAGGAGTTCTGGAACTACCAGGTCGGCGTGGTGAGCACCGCGCTGCTGCCGACCTACCCGGAGATGAAGCCGGAGAAAATTCGCAGCATGCGCGTCGGCGACGTGCAGACGATGAAGAACATCGTAAAGCGCATCATGATGTTCTCGGGCCTCATCACCGAAGAGGTGCAGCCGGGAGATCCGCAGCCGGGGGAAGCTCAAGCGTAGATTGGGGTTACCTGATCTCGCGCATGGCGACAGCGCTCAAGATTACACCGGACGCGGTTCGCTCGATTCGCTTCTCAGATGCTCGAGCGCTGTTCTCGTACTGGCAGGAATTCCCGCCAGATCACGAACTGCTGCGCATCCAAGTCATGGTACAGACCACATGGGAGCCGAAGGGCGCTAAGCAGATGACTGCGGAGGAAGCTGAGGCCGCGCACCGGGCGTCGCTCGAACGACGCTGGGCAGCGGGCGCCATGAACATCAAGGACTTCTACGACGCGACCAACGGTCGAATTTCCGCGACTCTCCAGCCATCCAACAGCCCATGAGCAATTCACTCGCGGTCAAAATCACTGCAGATGTCATCGACCTGCAGACCAAGATGGCGATTGCGAAGGCGAACGTCAGCGGGCTGACGTCTGAACTGAACAAGCTCGCGCGCGAATCCGCACGCGGCACCATCGATCAGGCCGGCATTGATCGGATGCAGCAACTCTCCGGGGACCTGCTGGCGGCGAGGGAGCAGGCCCGGGCCTACACTGATGAACTGCGTGGAGCGGCGGAGGCGTCAGAGGAACTCGGCGAGGGCGCAGAGGATGCCGCGAAAGGCGCCGCGGACAATTTCAAGCAGCTCTTCGAGCAGGTCGCTTCGGGCGACCTCACTGAGATACCCGAAACCATCAAGGGTATCGTCGATCAGTTCGTTGAGCTGCGCAACAGCGGTCTTTTGATGGCGGGCGCGGTTGGCGCAGCTGCGGCAGCACTAGGGTACCTCGCGGTTCGAGCGATCGAGTCGCAGAAGGCACTCGACCAAATCCGCATCGGCGCGCAGTTTGCGGGCAACGTGAATATCACACGGGCCGCGGTGAACGAGTTGGCTAGGGAGCTTGCCAAGGCCTCCAACATCTCACGATCTGAAGCAGAAAGCATTGCCGCGTCGTTCACTCAGTTGGAAGACGTGACATCTGACCAGCTCAAGGGACTGGCCACGGTAGTTTCCAAATTTGCTACCGCTACCCAGCAAGATTCCGCTGCGGCGGGAGCGCAGCTCGCGGCGATGTTCGATGCTGGCACTTCAGCTGAAGATCTCGCCAAAGAACTGAAAGGTATGACGCAGGAGCAGCTCAACGCTGCAAACGCCGCCGATGATAGCGGAGACGCTAACCAGGTCTTCGCCGCCAAGTTGGATCTCGTGACAGCTGCTGTCGATCGTTCGCGAGAAGGCATCGTCGAGCAGAGCACATCTATGTTCGCGAGCATAAAGAACTTCCTTGCATACAGAGCCGCGATCACAGCCGGGATACCTTTAGAGTCGGTCCGCGCGTTAATGACGAAGCGGCAGAACGAGGAAATTGAAAAGCAGTCCAGCCTGCTGAAGAAGGTCGCGCAACAGATCGCAGCTACGCCCCAAACCAAGGAGCAAACGCTCAAGGCAGGCGTGGAGATCGCGAAGAATGACAATCCGATATCGAAGCAAATCGGTGACGCAAAGGACAAGGCTGACCAGCTGTCTGCGGCGCTGGAGGTTGCGCGTGAGCGGGGCGATCAGGTCAGTGTCGACCTGCTGAGCAGCAGCCTCGATAAGGCACGCAGAGATTTGGACGCACTGCAGTTCGGCCCGGCGTTGGACCGCATGCGCCAGCAAATGAGTCAGCTGGCCTCAGCATGGGACGGCACGCAGTCCGGCATGTTGCAACGGCAGCGGCAGATCGCTGCTCAATCGCTCGCGTCGGTTCGAGAGAACTCCGCGGAGTACATCTCGATTCAGACCGAGATTTCTCAGCTCGACACGCAGATTCGGCTCGCTCGCAGTAAGGAATCTGTTGCCGGCGTTCAAGAGCAGGTCGCTCTAATCAACACCGAGGTTGAGCGTGGCGCGCTCGAGCGGCTGGCGCTGGAAGCGAAGGCCTACCAGGATCTGCTCGCCACGGACCGGTTGACCGCCGCGAATCGCGTGCAGGTGCAGACCAAGCTCAACGACGCAATCACGAGGCTCAACAGAGAGGCTCAGAGTCAGTCGCAGGCCATTGCCAAGTCGACGGCAGATACCGACTTGGCCATCAAAAAAGCGCAGATCGACGGGAAGAAAGATGCGCTGGACCTCGAGGTCCAGGCGGAGAGGATTACCGCACAAGAAAAGATTGCGGCGCTGAAGGGGTTCGCGGAGCAAGAGTACGCTCTCGAGATCCAGTCGCTGGAGCGGCAGCTTGCGGCGCTGGAGCGCCAGCCGGTGGAGTACGCGCGGGTTTACGACAAGATCCGCGAACTCAAAGAGCGGCAGGTGCTGGAGATGCAGAAATTGGATCGGCAGGCCTCGTCGGCCGCGATCCAGCTCGCGAAGCAGCAGGGCACCGCGTGGGAAACCGCCGTGCGCGGGATACAAGACGCGGAGGGCCAGTTCATTTCCGACATGCTCACCGGTCGCAAGAGCATGTCGCAATCGCTCCTCGAGATCGGCTCGCAGATGCTCGTCAAGGAGCTGCAAGCTGATGCGAAGGCGCTGACGACTCGGTTGTTGCTCGGGCGTACCGAGCAGGCGGCGACCAAGGCCATGCAGGAGGGCGGCATCCTCTATCACCTGCTCGCCGAGCAGCAGAAGACCGTTGCGACGGTCACCGGCCAGGCAGCGCGCACCACGGCAACCACCGCCGGCGAGGCAGCACGGACAGCGGCGAGCACCGCGGGCGCTGCAACCTCGGCAGTCGCGGCGGCCAAAGCGGGCAAGTCGACCGTGCTTCAGAATGCCGCCAAGGCGTTCTCCGGCACCTACGCGAGCGTGGCGCAGATCCCCTACGTTGGCTGGATCCTGGCGCCTGCGGCAGCCACTGCGGCCTTCGCTGCAGTGGCGGCATATCAGGGCCTGGCGTCTCTCGATGTAGGCGCCTGGAACGTGCCGAATGACATGGTGGCGCAGATCCACAAGGGCGAGACCGTGGTGCCGAAAAACTTCGCGGAAGGGCTGCGCGACGGCAGCGGGTTCGGCGGGGGCGGGATGACCGTCCAAATAAATGCCATGGACGCGATGTCCATCCAAGACTTTGCGAAGCGCAATCGCAAGGCGTTCTACGGCGCTGTCATGGAAATGGCCGCTACCAAGATGCCGGGCACGATGCTATCGCGGATGAAAAATTGAGCAGCTTCGTATATCCAACACTCAAGGGTCTCTCATTCCCCATCCGACGTACGCCGCAGTGGCGCACGGGCGTGAATGAGTCGCTCAGCGGAAAAGAGAGCCGCATCGCGTATCGGCAGTTCCCGAGGATTCTCTTCTCGATCGAGTACAGCGTGTTGCGCGAGCAGGCATCCACCAACGAGCTCAAGCAGCTGGTTGGACTGTTCAACGCTTTGCTCGGCAGCTACGACACCTTCCTGTACAGCGATCCAGAGTTCAACTCCGTCACGGCAGAGAACTTCGGCACCGGCAACGGGTCAACCACGCAATTCCAATTGGTCGCGCGGTACCAGAATGTCGGTGGTCCGGGCTACGCAGAGCGTGTGCAGAATCTCTCGTCGAGCCCCAGCATCTTCGTCAACGGCGTGCTGCAGACCCTCACGACTCACTACACGATCGGCACGACCGGCATCATCACGTTCGTAACGCCGCCCACCAGCGGGCACGCGCTCACCTGGACAGGAACCTTCAACTACCGCTGCCGATTCATGGATGACAGCATCGAGTTCGAGAAGATGATGGCGTTTCTGTGGGCCACTGAATTCCAGTTCATCTCGGTGCCGCTGTGAAATCCGCATCCGCGGCAACGATCGCCATCCTGGCGGCCGGACAGTACAGGTACGCAGAGCTCTACGACTTCACGCTCACCGATGGCTCGCACATCTATCTGACGACCAGCGACGCGAATCTCACGGTGGCGGGCACGACGTACGACAGCCGCATCCTCATCCGCCGACAATCGCTGACTCAGAAGATCGGGTTGGAGGCTCAGACGCTCGAGTTTGATATGTGGCCGAGAGAGATCGACGTGGGCGCGCCAACTTTCTCCGGATACACGCTGCAGGTCGCGGCGCAAATCGGCATTCTCGACTACGCACGCGTGCTGTTTTCCAAGCTCTTCCTGTCTTCTTGGTCGGACACCTCACCCGGGGCGGTGACGTGGTTCAGCGGCGTCGTCAACAACGTGACCGCCGGCCGCAACAATGTGCGCGTGGTCGTGGATGATGACCTTGCGCAACTCGGCGTGGCGATGCCGAAGAACATTGTGCAGACCGGCTGCATTTACACCACCTACGACACTGGCTGCGGGCTGAACGTTGCGAGCTTCACGGTCAGCGGCACGTTGAGCGGCACACCGAGCAAGACTGCGTTCAACACCTCGCTGACGCAGGTCAACGGCTACTTTGATCTCGGCATTCTGACCTTCACGAGCGGGCCGAACGCTGGAATCAAGGCGCTTGTGAAGTCGTACCTCAATGCTTCCGGTGCGATCCGTCTGGTCAAGCCATTGCCGACGGCGCCGGCAGCGGGCAACACGTTCACGATCTATCCGATGTGCAAGAAGACGCAAGCCGCTTGCTCCAACAACAACACTGCAGTCGGCCCGGCCTTCAACAATCTCGGCCGCTTCCGTGGGGCGCCCTATGTTCCGGTCCCGGAGACGCTGTACGACGGCGGTGTGGCGCAGTCGAACAGCGAAGTCTCGACGCAGGCCGGGCAGTCGGGACCGATCACAGGAACGTCGATCGGTGGGCGCACAACCAGCGGGCGTACATTCCAGGCATCATGAACCACACAGACGCACGCGCCGCGGTCATCGCCGAGGCGAGAACATGGCTGCGCACGCCGTACCACCACCATCAGTGCCTCAAGGGCGTCGGTGTCGATTGCGCCATGCTGCTAGTTGGCGTCTATCGAGCCTGCGGCTTCGTGCCGGCCGAGTACTACCCTGATGAATACAGCCCGGAATGGTATCTGCATCGAGACCAGCCGCTATTCCTGGAGCAGCTCGAGCGCTTCGCGAAGCCCATTGCCGCTGCAGCCGCCTTGCCGGCGGATATCGCGATGTGCAGCTTCGGCCGGCATGCCGCGCATGGTCTGATCCTGCTCGATGAGACTTACGCGCTGCACGCTTACCGCCCGCATCGGTGCGTCGAGATCATCGAGCGCAGGTCTCTCGAGTCTCGTATCGAGAGCTACTGGAGCGTGTTCTGATGGCCGGTAGAGGAGGCGCCGTCTCTCAGAAAGAAGAGAAGCTATCTCAGATCCAGCTCACCGCGAGCACGTTCGGGGTGCCCGTCACGCTTGCCTACGGCCTGAATAGAGTTTCCCTGGCGCTATTGCAGTACGAGGATTTCACGGCAACCGAGCACACCTCAAAAACAGGCGGCGGCAAGGGCGGGGGCGGGGCACCGAAGAACACGAGCTTCACGTACTCCGCGGCCGTCGTCATGATGGTGTGCGAAGGCCCAAGCATCGGGATCAGCATCGTCTACCAGGACAAATCCCAGATGACTGTCGGTTCGCTGGGATTCACGCTCTTCGACGGCGCGCTCAATCAGGCAACATGGTCGTACCTGACCACGAATCATCCGACACGAGCTATCGCCTATCCTTCGACGGCGATCCTTGTTCACGGGGCGCTCGAGCTTGGAAGTGGCGCATCCATGCCACAAATCAGCTGCGAGGTCATTGGTATCGGATCCTCTGGCCCGATCGGCGGCGACGCGCACCCCGATGACATCCTGAACGACTACTGCACGCACGCTGTTCACGGCTGCAACTTCCCCTATCTCGACGCAACCACGCTCAACACCTTCGGGGAATACTGCACGGCAATGGGATTCAACCTGAGCCCGGTCGAGAAGGCGCAGCGACCGGCGAAGGAATTCATCGACGAGATACTGCGGATCTGCAACTCATTCGCGGTCAAGTCCGGCGCAGTGCTGAAGATCATCCCGTATGCCGACGAGTCGGTGACGGGCAATGGGAGCACGTACACCGCAGACCTCACGCCGATCTTCTCTCTGACCGACGATGACTACTGTCCTTCGGAAGGCGTCGACCCTGTTCGCCTGATCCGCAAGGCGAGCAACGACACCTACAACGTCGTGCGCGTGGAGTTCAACGACCGCGAGCACCAATACAATCCCACCATCGCGGAGTCCAAAGACGAGTCCGACGTGGCACAGCGCGGCGAGCGTGTGATGGACACTATCTCGTTCCACGCGATCACAACCAAAGAATGTGCGCGCCTGGTCGGCCAGATCATCAATCAGCGCCAGCTGTACATTCGCAACACATACGAGTTTGAGTTGCGCCCTGACTTTTGCTTGCTTGAGCCGGGAGACTTCTTGGCGTTGAACGACAGTGCACTGGGTCTGAGTTCCGCACTGGTCAGGATCACGGAGATCCGCGAAGACTCGGAAGAGGAAGCCCTGCGCCTATCCATCACCGCCGAGGAGGTGCTCGTCGGCACGGCTGGCGCGCCGCTCTACGATTGGCAATCCGCGCAGGGTTACGCGGCCAACTACGCCGACGACCCTGGCAATGTGCTCGCCCCGCAGATCTTCTCGGCGCCGGCATTGCTCATCGGTCCGGCCGGTGGGCATGAGATCTGGATCGCCGTCTGCGGCGCGACGGGCGCGCCCTGGGGTGGCTGCGTCGTGCACATGTCGCTCGACAACGCGCGCTACGAGGCAGTCGGCCGCATCATGGGGTCGGCTCGGTACGGCACCCTCACTGCGACTCTGCCTACCGGATCGGATCCTGATACGACGAATACGCTTCGGGTGCTGCTCGCAAATACCAGTCTGCAGCTCTCAAGCGCAACGACCGCCGAAGCCGACAACATGCGCAACCTCTGCCTGGTCGAGGGCGAGGTCATGTCGTATCGCGATGTCACGCTTACAGGGGCAGGTGCGTACGACCTTGGCTACCTGCGTCGAGGCGCGTACGGATCCACGATCGCGAGTCACAACTCGGGAACCCGCTTCGTGCGGCTCGATGGCGCGGTCTTCCGCATCCCGATCGATCCGGGTGATATAGGCCAGACGTTCTACTTCAAGTTTGTCTCGTTCAACATCTATGGCTCGGGCGTGCAAGATCTGTCTGCGGTCACAGCTTACAGCTACACGGTTCCAGCGAACGACATCCTGCCCCGAATCTCCAGTGTCGAGCTGATCTCCCGCGGCAACTGCTTCGTCAACGGCAACACCATCAGCAAGAAGATGTCTGCCGCGAGTGGATTCGACTCCGATTGCTATTCGCGCGGCGCGTTCTCTACTGGCAGCTCCCTATCGTTCCGCGCGTCGCAGACCAACGCCGATCTGTACATGGGACTGAACTCTGATCCGCTGACGGATCAGAATTTCACGTCCCTCGACTTCGCCTTCAAGCTCGACGCCAGCGGCAATTGGAGTATCTGGGAAAGCGGATCATCGGTGGTCACCGGGACTGCATACACCAAGACCACGGTGTTCGAGATCACCTACGACCTGCACAATGTCAGGTACTTCGTCGACGGTGTGCTGAAGCGTCAATCCCAGGTAAACAACGCATCGCTGTTCTTCGACTCGAGCTTCTCGACGCCTGGCGCGACGGTGCAGGATGTGACCTTCGTCAGCAATCCGTCCGCGCCGGCTGTGCCCTTCATCGCGCGTGGGACCTGCTTTGCCACGGCCAACACTGCAGGAAAGTACGGCGCGGGCGGCTCATGGGATTCGGATGTCTACAGCGCGCAGACCTTCGAGTCCGGATGCTTTGTGTCCTTCGTTCCGGACCAGACAAATCAGTCTCTCATGATCGGTTTGAACTCCGATCCCCTGACAGATCAGAGTTTCACGTCGCTGGACTTCGCTTGGTTCTGCCGTAACGACGCGACGCTGGAAATCTACGAGAGCAACGTCCTTATAGGCGCGTTCGGCTCTTACACGAGCGCCACCGCGCTCAGCATCAAGTACGACGGCCGGCTCGTGCAGTACTTCAAAAATGGGGTACTGCAGCGCTCGATCGCGGCAGCCAACAAGACCCTGTTCATGGACTCATCCTGGAATGGCGCCGGCAAAGTCAGTCAGTTGGAGTTCGGCCCGCTGACGACCGCGCCGAGCATCCCCTTCATCGCGCGCGGCAACTGCATCGCCACCGCGACCACCATCCGCAAGAATGGCGGATCGGGCGCTTGGGACTCCGACACCTACAGTACCCAGTCATATGCCACGGGCTGCGCGGTGTCCTTCCAGGCCGAGCAGACCAATCTGCAATTCATGATCGGACTCAACTCGGACCCGACCACAGACCAGAACTTCACGTCACTCGATTACGCGTGGTACTGCGCCGCATCCGGGACACTTCAGATATACGAGTCAAACTCACTTGTTCTCGATCTGGGTGCCAGCGCTTATACAACTGACACCGCTCTATCGATCGTGCATGACGGCAAGTTCATCATTTACAGCAAGGATGGATCTGTTATCCGCAGGAAGGCCGCGCCAGACGTCACGCTATTCATGGATTCAAGTTGGAACAGCCCCGGCGCTGCGGCGCGCAACGTGCAATTCGTTCCCTATGGCGCCGCTACCCCCAGCATGTTCATCCCGCGCGGGAATGTGGTAGCGACGGATCGCGGACTGCTGAAGTCTGGCGGCTCAGCTGCATGGGACTCCGACGCCTACAGCCTGATTGGTTTTCAGAGCTGCCATGTGCAGTTCAAGGCATCGCAGACGTCGGGCTCTTTCATGGTGGGGTTGAACACGGATCCGACGACCGATCAGGGTTTCACCTCACTCGACTACGCATGGCATGCCGACTCCAGCGGGCAGGCGCGCATCTACGAATCAGGCAGTCTCATTAGTTCGCCCGCGACCTACACGACGACCAGTCTGTTTGGGATCACATACGACGGCTCCAACGTCAAGTACTACCTCGATGGCGTATTGCATCGCACCGTTGCAGTGTCTGGCCTTACGCTCTTTATGGATTCGAGCTTCAACGCGGTTGGCTGTTCGTGCAATGGTTTGGAGTTCGGGCCTGGCGATGTTTTGACGCTCGTCGATACTCAGCAGATCGGCCCAGACGCCGCGACTGAGGTGCTCACTATCACCGATGCAACGGAAACGCATGTCTGCGACGACGCTGTGCCAGATGCCCTGCAGGTTTTCGCGGTGATCAACGTTCCAGCGCAGAAGTTCGATTACAGGGCTCTTGTGACCGTGACGGCAAACGTATGGAAAAGCGGAGCGGCAGATATACGGGCTTTGATCGGCGCCAGCAGTGTCAGCGGTAGTCTGAGCTTGGGGTCCAGTGGCGGAAAATTGGTGACTGCATCTGCAAGCCCAGGTGAGCGTGTCATGGATCAGTTCGATCTGGCGGTCACTGCTGGCAACAACCGGTTCTTTACGCTGTTCGCGAATAACGAATCGACGCCTGCCAGCACCGTCGACATGCGCAACATCACGCTGAAGGTCGAGCTGATCAAGAAATGAACAAGTGGCTTTTCGATCTCTCTACGGGGATCTTCATTGGCCGCTCGATGAGCGGCGGAGAGGAGTTTCTTGAAGCCAACAAGCCCGAGGGCTTTGATTGGATCGGTGGCGTAACCGACTGGCAGTCTCAGCGTGTCGATTTGGATACCGGGCAACTGATTGACTACATCCCGCCCGTGCCAGGGCCTGCCGCCGACTACGAATGGAGCTCCGAATCCAGGCGATGGCGTAAGACTGCGGTGGCGATCATGCGCGACCAGCGCCACGCGGCTGCCATGGCCGAGATCGAGCACCTCGAGACCAAGGTGCAGCCGCGGATCCTGCGTGAGGTGCAACTGGCAAGATTGGATAGTCGGCAGCCGGATCCCGAGACGGTGAGCCGGCTGCGTGCCATGGATCAAAGGATCGAGGCCCTGCGCGCCGACATTGCGCCTGCGCAGGACGAGAAGGTCAGTTCCGGTCGAGGCTGAAGCGTACGCCGGTTCTGATGTTGCCGACCCACTTGCTGCCGCTGGTCTCGAAACCGCCCTCGTCGAATTTGTAGCCGACCCCAAGCGCGGTGTAGATCGTCGCGCGCCGGCTCAGCGGGCGCTGCCAGTCCAGATAGGCCTTGGCGACATTCAGGCTGTCCTCCTTGAGCAACCCCCTGCTGTCACGGCCGTCCACGAGCAGGCCGGAATCGTGTTCGACTTCGGCGCCGATGCCGCTCGGAATGAGCGCCTGGCAGCCCGTGGCCAACGGAAGAGCGGCAAGGATCGCGAGCAGTGGTCCAGTACGCACTTTGGATCTCCCTTTGATTTGTTGTCCCAGGCGGCTTGTGACGCCGCTTTCGGGAGAGATGGTTGCACGCGCTGCCGGTGATTTGAATGAGATGAACGCTTAGACGAAAAATCTTACAGCCAAAAATGAGCAGCACCCGACCGCCATCGAACGACGCTCGCGACATAGCCGCATGGGAAGAGGAGAGAGCCCGCTTGCGAGAGGAGAAGGATTTCCGAGAGGACATGCGCGCCAGCGCGGCCGACACCAAAGTACGGCTGGAATGGTTGGCGCAGACCATGCAGACCCACGAGAAGCGCGATGAGGAGCGTTTCGCGGCCGCCCAGGAGCAGCACGAGGCGCTGGCCAAAAAGGTTGCCGGGCACACGCAGATCATCATCAAGAACAAGTCCAACTGGCAGTTGGTTTGGACCGTTGGGGCTGCGGCGGTCGCGATCTTCGGCATCGTCTGGACCATCGTGAAGGGCGGCTGATAGGGTGTTGCCACAACAACACGAGGGCACGGACATGCAACCGGTGAAGCTGGACGACAAGCGCGACGCAAATGGCAACCCCAATGGACTGAAGCGGCTACGCGACAGGTTCAAGCGCCGATTCGGCAACGCGATATTTCGTATCAGCGGCAACGAGGAGCAGGTCACTGCAGGCGATGTTGACCAGAGCCAGCATTACAACGACCTGATCCCCTGGTTCGTGCTGCTATCGCTGGTCGCGGGCGCTGCGCTGGCTCTGACGATCGAGGATCGTATGGGCCGGCAGCAGGAACTGGAGTGGGCAATGCGTACAGCTCGGGCCGAGACTGAGAACAAGATGGCCCCAACGATCGCGAAGCTCCAGACCGACATGGAGCAGGCTGTCAAGAACGCCGATCTGGCCCGAGATTTCGTGGACCGGAAGAACGCTGAACTGAAGCAACTCGCGGAGAGCAAGCGCAAATGAGCGACGAAGATGAGGAAGAGGAACGCCGGCGTAGGATGATCATCCGCGGCGCCACCGAGAGCAGCGCCTTGACCGTAGGCCAGCAGTCCATGCTCAGGGGTGCGCTCGAGAAACTGGATGCCGGCGGCACGCTCACAACGCGCGAGAGGTCGAACGTGCGGCGCCTGGTAGGAAAGGTCGCGGCCGGATGAGCGAGGACGTGCTGCTCTGGATTCTGGGCGGCATCATCGGCTGGAACGTAGCGCTCAGCCTCTGGGTATTCGGCCACAGCCGCCACGACGCGAAGCGCGACGCGAAGGTGGAGAGCCTCGACCAGGAGATCGGTCACCAGGGGAAGCCGGGCACGGTCCTGGACCGGCTACACCGGTTCAGCACCCAGCAGCGGCGGATCAAGGAGCGGCTCGACATGGAAGACGATCAATGACCCGCGAGCTTCTCTTCATCGACGACATCCCCGAGGATGCCGAGCTCGCGTGCTGGCACCTCGGCAAGGCTGGCATCGCTTGTGACTACCGCGTGGTCGAAACCGAGGCCGGGCTGCGTGCAGCGTTCGGCGAGGGTCTGCCCGATCTCATCCTGTGCGACATCGTGCTGCCACAGTTCGATGGGTGGGACGCGCTCCGGATTTGCCGGCAGGTCGCGTCGGCGGTGCCGTTCGTCATCTACAGCGGCACAGTCAGCGTGCAGGACGCACGACTGGCCATGCAGCGTGGTGTGTTTGCCAGCGTCGAGAAGGATTTGACGGCGGACCTGATCGCTGTTGTACGGCGGGCCTTGGGGATTCCATGAGCATGACGTATGGCGCACCGCTGCGAGTGATCGCCGCCGAAATCATCCGCCCAGCCCTCCACGCCATCGGCATCTGGTCGCAGGCGCGCGAATGCCTGGTGCTCGGCACGGGCGCGCACGAGAGCGGATATCGCTACCTGCAACAGCTCGGCGGCGGGCCGGCGCTCGGATGGTTTCAGTGCGAACGACTTACCCACGACGACATGTGGAAAAACTGGCTGAGCTTCCGACCGGTGTTCGCGCAGCCGCTCAATCAGCTGCGCAATGGCGAGACATCGCACATGGCGCTGATTCGATACCCGCTCTATGCCGCGGCGCTGTGCGGGCTGCATTACCAGCGCAAGCAGCAGGGCTACCAGTTGCCACCGCAGGACGACGCGCCATTGCAGGCTGCGTACCACAAGAAGTACTACAACACGGCTGCCGGGAAGACTGATCCAGCGAAATCTGTCATCCACTTTCAGCACGCAATCGAGGCGACAAAATGAACGCAGTAGCAGAGCCCAAGCGCCAGCCCGTGCACCGCAAGGTGGCCGTTGGCGCGGCGGTAGGCGGGGCAGTCTCGGTGCTCGTCTGGGCAGCCGACACCTTTGCCGGAGTCAAGGTCAGCGGCGAGGCAGCGGTTGGGCTCAGCACTGCGCTGACATTCATCGCGCAGTGGCTGGTGCCCAATCAGCTGATGGACGAGCAATGAGCCCTCTGCTGCTGTTTGCCCGCCGCTACTGGCGCGTGCTGGCTGTCTCGGCGGCAGTTGCAATCACGCTGGTGCTGGTCAGCCGCTGCACCGACCAAGCAGAGCAGCGTGGCTACGACCGCGCCACATCCGAGATGGCCGCGCGGGTGCTCGCCGCCAATGCCGAAACCGAAGCGCTTGAGCAGCGACAGCGCATCCAATCACAGCAGGCCGCTCAGGCCTGGGAGTCGAAACGCAATGAGCTACAAGGCCAGGTCGATGACTTGCTTGCTCGCCCTCCTGTTGTCAGGTTGTGCAAGCCTGCCGCAGCCAGTCCAGCACCGGTGTCCGGAGCCGGCCCAGCCACCGCCCGCCCTGATGACGGCGCCGGCAGACCGGTCGATTCTTTGCAGGCTGGGAGAGACGTTGGAACTCAACTGGTGCAGCTCGGAGCAGAGTGCGAGCGGTACCGGCAGCAACTGAGCGAGCTTCAAGCCTGGGTGATGTCAACCAGTGCTAGCGCTCGAATCGCGCAATAACAGCGCATCACTGGCGCATCGGTCCCTGCCACAATCCCCACCGCGCCCTCTCCCGCGCAATCCCCAGGCGGACCGCGCCGTCAGCGATGGCGGCGCGCGATCTGCTCAGCGCGCGCGTCATGCCTGCCGATAGGCTCTCGCCACAATCTCCAGCCCCTCGGCAGCCCGCCCATCGCCAGCACGCTCCAGCATCGCGTACACCTCATCCGACACCATGATGTTGCGAGGCCTACGATTCTTTCCTTCAAATGGCCTTCCCAATCGAAGGTTGTGCTTTGGCCTGAAGAGATCTATGTAATACCTCTCGGTCTCAAGCAGATCCTCTTCGGCGATGTCGATGACCGCAACACGATCGAAGGTCTTTTGAGGGTCGTTCTGGTGCTGTCGTACACGTGCCGGCACGTTGATTGACTGCCCGACATAAACGATAGTCGCGCCATCGATCAGAAAATAGACACCCGGCGAGCCAGATTGAATTGGCTTCGATCTTGAGATGATCTCGCCGTAGCCAAGCGGCTCAAAAATGACATCAGACATTATTGATGCTCTCCAGGAAAGCCCACCCGATCACGCGTTCCAGGTCGCCGAGCATCTCCAACTGCTCCCGCTGCCCGTCACGCACCATCGCCAGCGCACCGAGCTCGAGCCTGGCCGCGCACCATGGTTTCGCCGGCAGTGCATCCCCGGATATTGACGGGTGCAGCGGCACCTCAGCGGTATCCACGAGCGCTCGCCACAGCCCCGAACCCTGCTTGTTGTGGGCCGCGATCCCGAACGTCACGCACACCGCCTCACCGCGCCAGACCGAGCACAGCAGCGTCTGGGTGGTCTCGCGCGTGCAGTGGAGCAGATAGTCTGGGCCCATCTGCGGCAGCGCCATTGGGCCTGCCAGCGTGGTTTGTCGGATTGCCTCGCGGCCCCACGCGATCGCCTCTTCGATCACCTCCGAGCGGTAGGACCGTCGTAGGTGGCCAGTTGCCATAGTCAGGTGGGTGAGCCAGCGGTCCATCAGTCAGCAGCCCTGGGCCATCCGCGCAGCCAAGATGTCCGCTGTGCGCGGAGTGTTCGGGCCCAGCGAGGCGTAGGCGCGCATCGCTGCTCGGGCATATCTGCCGTCGTGGTCCCGGAGCGCTCGGCGCCGCTGGGAGTGGCTGCCGGTCCGCATCCGGCGCACTGCGGCTGCAACGGATGGCGCCTGTTCACCGCTCAGGTCGGCCAGCAGTCGCTCGGCCGCGTAAATCGATACTTTATGCTCCACGTTCCTCTCCTGTAGCCAGCGGTCCATCACTCGGCCTCAGCCAGCGACTCGACCCACTCACTCGACGCTTCGTCCGCATCCTCGTAGCTGACGGACCGCAGTCCCTGCTCGCCAGTGTCCCTGCGCTGAGCCCACGTGTCGGTAATCCTGTAGCGCCCGCAGTTGGCGCAGACCTCTCGAATGATCACTCCGCCGCCGTGGCCATGGACCCCAGGATTCTCCTCCAGACCGCCGAGCACCTCGTAGGGCGACTGCCAGTCGTGGTCATCGGCGATGCACGCGGGCTCCTCCGGCTCTATAGCGATCGTGTGCGACTCCTCATTGATGCGCTCCAGTTGCGCATCGCTCAGCACGTCGAGCACGAACGCGTTGCGCCAAACGCTGACGTCGATGTAAGTGGTGCTGCCGTTGCTGTCGCCCCAGTCGCCGCTATCGACATATTCCTGCGCGGCCTCGCGACCCGAGTCGACGCATGTGTACTCGACCTCGCAGTTGCCGTCATCGGCGTGATAAGGCGCCAGCATGTAGGCTGGACGTGAGCTGACGTACACGGCCTCGCCATTGTCGATGCCCGCTCCTGCGGCGAGCATGGCGGCGGCGAGCGAAATTGAGTCGCGGGCGCTGAAAGGTGGCTCGCAGTCCGAGGATGCTGAGCGAATTGCGCGAGCTGCTGCGGTGAGTGCGGTCATCTTCGTCTCTCAACCCCTCTATCCGGGAGGCGCCGGTGCAGCGGTGGCTGCGATGGGTGTAGATTAGGCCGATTTGGCCTGTAAGTCAAGCGCCGCTCGAATACGCAGATCACGCAATTGGCAAAGCGCCAGCCAGATATGGTGCGGGCACGCCTCAGCGCAATATCGGCGCATGCTCCGATCACCTACCCCGAGCGCTGCCGCTGCCGCAACCTGGGTCATACCGAGCTCCGAGAGCAGGGTGACTATCTCGGCCGGCGTGTGGTCGCTGGCTGTCGGCATAATTGGCTGGCGTGGGCTCATACGCGGGATACTAGGCCAATATGGCATGTGTGCGCAATCACGCACCCCGCAGCGCATCCATACGCCTCTGAATCTCCTCGGACTGCTCGAGCGACTGCCGAGCCTCCTCGGCGCGCCCCGCCGCCAGGTGCTCGTGCCCCTCCCGCACCAGCCGCTCGATCTCGGCCCGGGCTTGCAGGCGCAGGCGGAGCTCGGCGAATAGGTCGGGCGGGTCGGCCATTGCCCGATCTTGCCGGGGCGCCTGCCACGGCGATACCGTGGCGTATGACCAATGAGCGCGTGGTCCTCGACACACCCCTGAAGCTGCTGAAGTACCAGCACAGCATCGAGGTGTGGTGCCCGCGGTGCAAGGTTTGGCGGGCTGCCGATCTTGCGGGGATGGTCAGGGCAGGGCGCGGCGATGAGTGTCTCATTGGCCGCACGTGGCGGTGCCAAGACTGCGGGGAGGTCGGCCAGGCTCAGCTGCGGCCGCCGGTGCCGGGTAGCCCCGGCTACGAGCCGCGGAATCGGCTGGACGGCGGGGCGTGAGCCTTCCGATATACAGCCGCAAGCCATTGACACATAAGCCACCACTGGATGGATTTCTGACCCAACTTTCCGGAGAGAATAAAGCCAATTTCTTATTTGGCTTCATGGCCATACGCCAAATCCGGAAAGCTACTGGATCATCAAAGCAACCCGGGATTTTCCTCGGGAATTCTCGCTGCTCTCCGATTCCTCTCCGGCTGTTCTCCGTTACCCGCCGCCGACCGAAACCTTGATCCACTCGCCCCGGGCGTCCGTGTAGATCGCGGTGGTGCTGGCCGACTTGTGTCCCAGCAGGTGCTGTGGGTCGACGCCTCCCTGGGCCTCGTAGAGCCGCGCCGCGAGCGACCTGAGCTCGTGGAAGGTGGGCGGGGTCTTGCCCTGCCAGTCGATCGGCAGCTGCTGCATGGCCTCCTGAAATGCGATGGTCAGGGATTGCGGCGAGATCTTGGCGCCGCGCTTGCTGGTGGTGTTGTTGCGGGTCTGGTGGATGATCCAGGGGGACAGGATGTTGCTGCCACGGCACTGGTCCAGCACGTCCTGCAGTGACATGCCGATGGCATCCATGCGTAGCGCGAGCGGGATGGCCACGCGCGAGCCGGTCTTGCGCTGCTCGCACCACCAGTGCGCCTCGCGGATGTCGCGGCGCTGCGCACTCATGACGTCTTCCCGGCGCTGGCCTGACACCAGCCCGAGCAGGATTGCATTGCGCAGCCACGGGCGCAGCTCGAGCTCCAGAAGCTGCTTCACGACCTCGATCGTCAGCCGGGCCCGACGCGTGGTGTGCTGAACCCGTCGGGTGGCCTCGGCCGGGTTGTGGTTGCACCAGCCCTCGGCCATGGCCTCGCGAAACACATCGATCAGGTACACCCGGAACGACTTTGCCGCCTGGGTCTTGCCGGCATCCACGTAGTGCTTGACCGCCTCGGCAACCGTCGCCACGTCGACGGATTCAAACGCCCGCTTCGGGTCGATCCGCTCCCGGCAGACCCGCAGGTAATGCTCGTAGTTGTACAGCGTCGACCGGCGCAGCCCGCGGGCCCGGTAGATGACCTGGTAATGATCCAGCCATGCGCCCCATGTGCGCGCAACGGCATCACCTCGGATCCATGCTGCGGCATCGTGCTGACCCTGCAGACGGTGCCACTCAGCGTTCGCCGCCCGAGCCCAGCCGATGGCATGCGCCTTATCACGCCCCAGTCCTTTCTCGATGCCGGTATCGGGGTGGGTGTAGCTGTAATAGCCATTGCGCACGCGCAGGTTGTCCGGCAGCAGTGCGTTGCGTGGATGACGTTTTCGGGGGCTCACAGAGGCTTGCCGTTTCGATCCACGAAGCAGGCGTCAGCACGCACATACCAGTCTCGACCAATCTTGGACGGCTGCGGATGTATGCGGCCGTTGCGCGCCCAGTTGGCGAGCCGCGCGCGATGTGGCGGGGGTGTCATCTTGCTGGCTGCCCACACGTCGATGCGAATGAGTGGTTGTTGCTGCTTCATGGTTGCTGGCCTCAAAAGGGCAACTCGTTGCAGTCTTCGTGTCGACCTTCCTGCCCGCACGTCCCGCAGAGCTGGATTGGCTGAAGGCCTACCGCGATGCGCGCGTCGTCGACCATCTTGGCGATGGTGACCATCACCTGGCCGCGCAGTTGCTCGAGCTGTGTCGATTGGATCCAATTAACGGTCGCGAGCAGCGCCTCGATGTCGGTGTGCTCGGACCAGAACGCCGCTTCGCGCTCGCGCTCGCAGTCCTCCGCCGTGAAGCACTCGTCCCGGTAGTGCTCACCTGTGAACAGGCAGTCATCGCCGATGCATTCCTTGTCCGGCTCGTCTTGGTCCTGCTCGCGCTCCTCGAAGTCATCATCGAGGTCGTCGTATGGCGACGCCTTCCAGCGGTCGTAGTCGCCCATGTCGCCGATGAGTACAGGCATCATCCACCTCCCGAAATCATCGAGGCTTCGCGCTCAGTCCAGCGTGCGCCGCTGCGCCAGTGATCGAATAGCGTGCTCACACCTTGCTCCAACGTGAAGTGCCTCCGCAGCAGCGGATGGTTGAGCAGGCCGAGCACTACAATGTGCCGCACCTTCACGCCATCGCAGCACCAATTGCCGAACCACTCACGGTGACTCACCAGTTGCCAGCTTTCACGGAAGAGCCGGAAGTGCGCATCGTTGGCGCGCAGGTTCACGAAGCGAAAGCGCGGGCCGCGGCAGTCACCCGCGACGAACTGCATGCAGCCGCCGATCTCGATGGCGCCCAGCCGCCCCGATGGGTTGCCGCGCTCGTCGTTGCAGGCGAGGGTGAGGAGGATGCTCATGCTTCGGCCTGGAACCGACGTCGAGCCATCTCGATGTTCACAACCGACGAGCAGCTAATGCTGGCCCTACCGTAGTACTTTGGCTTCCTGTTGTAGTGGTCCCGGTGCAGTTCAGCGGCCTCGCGGCAATCATAGGTTCCGTCAATGCTGATCTCGCCTTCGCATTTGACGATCACGTGCCATATCTTCGGCAACGCTCGCATCTCGGCCTGCCACTGCAATATCTCTTCGTTGGTCACGTCATTCCTCCGTCAGAGCGGGCGAGCAAATAAGAGCCGCTGCAAAGCATGCTGAACCAGTTCAGCCCATTCCAGTTCATTGGAGCCCCGTAATGCCAGACGAGCCTTCCATCGCGACGGACCTGCATTGGTTGTTTGCAGACATGGCATATGCTCATCTCATTCCTCCGTCAGAGGGCGAGCAAGGGGAGCGCGGCTTGATCCTGTAAACACCGCAAGCGCCTCGGACAAGTTCGGGGCGCTTCGCTCGCAGCCTCGACCACTCTCGCTCGCGCATCACCTTGGGCGCGTTGCCATTCCAAGATGCCGTGATAGACCTGTCCTGGTGGACTTCAATCACTCGAACTTCCCACACGCTAACCGTGCTCATGGTGGTATTGCCCATCTTGTGACGGCCGACATCGAATAGCACCATGCCCGGTTTTAGCTTCTCGAACTTCATGCTTGCTCCATCTTCAGCTGCTGCAGGGTTGGCTCGGTCATGGCTTTGTTGCCTTTGTTAGGTATGCAAAAACCTGATGGATGCGAACGTGATAAACACGTCGGCCATCCTCGTGCTCGCAGGAAAGATGGCCCTTGAATGGCAATCGAGTGCCCTTTGGAACGACCAGCGCTATATATCCGTGCTGATCAATGCCCAGTTCATGCCTGTTCTTCAGGCATTGCGCGGAGGCCTCGGCAAGCTCGTGCAGTTTCATGCTCACCCACCCCGCTCGGGGTGATCTGAATCGCTGCCGCGCCGCTCTTGTGAGCGGTAGAAGATCTCCATCAAAGCCTTGAGATCCTGCAACTCGTGCTGTCGCAAGGGCGATGGAAATGTGATGGTAATCGGCACCGCAGAGTCATCTGTGCTGAAAATGATTCGCTCCACGAACCTCGTCCGCTCAGTCATACCCCACCCACCGCGCCAGTCGAACTCCCCGCCGGATGCAGGTCGCGCTGAAAGCCCAGCTTGCGGTCGACCTCCATCAGCTGGATCTGAAGGTGGTGGACCTGTTCTTTGGCAATCCCCAGCTCGATCATCAGATACTGCTGCCGGGCTCTGAGCGCGGCGGTGTCTTTTGTTTCATTCATCGCAGTCGTCCTTAATTCCAGCCCATGTCGCGGTCAAGCTGTTCGTGCGCTTCATCGCGCTGCTCCTGATAGCAGTCCCGCTCGTAGCGCTGACACTCGCGCTTTACGCAAACCACAACATCACCAGGCCATTTGTCGACTTCAGTTCCAAGGTCATCGCCGCAGTACTCGCAGTTGTGAACTTTTCTAGCCATTGCCATTCTCCTGTTGTTGCATAGCCTCCGCGATCAGCGGGGCGAGGTGGGCGGGTGCTTCGGTGGGCTCAGAATGCCCGAAGTGCTGGTAGAGGTTGTCTCCGCATGAGCCGACCGCGTTATCTAGCAGCCACCGCACCGCCTCCAGCAGCAGGCGCTCGCGGGACTCAAGTTTTCGTATTTTCGATGCGCATCTGGCGCCCTCGGATTCGCCGTAATGACGCAGATCTGATTCCAAATCATCGGCCCGATCTTCGGCTGCAGACTTTGCTTGAACCGCTTCTAGAGATACAACTCGCTCAACGGCAAGAGATATCTCCAACTCCCCCACGCGTTCGCGCAGGCGGGAGAGCTGAGGCTCGACATCCTCGGGCATGTAGACGCACTGACCCAACAGATCATTTGGATCATCGTTGTGCAGATCAGATACGCGTCGCTTGTTCACTTCGCACCTCGCGCTGCGTCAATTGCGTCTCGCACAGATAAATTCTGGTGCCACTCGAAGCATCGAAGCGCATCGCTTTCGAAATGCTCTGGGGCGTTATCGCAGAGCCAATCGAGTCGCGCTTTATCCTCCCTCAGCCCCGCTATCTCTGCTTGCAGTTTCTGGTTCTGTTCGAGCAGTTGCTGGACCTCGGCCCGTAAACGCCGCTCTTCGTTGCTTCCGACACTGCTGTAGGTAGTCATTTCGCAACTCCGGCTGCGTCGATCAGAGCGCGGGCAGCGTTCACAAAATGCTTTGGGTTTGTCGATCTGCCGTTCTGCTCATCATGGATTTCGATCATTGTCTGCAGAGCCTCCCTCAGCCCCGCGTTCTCGGCCTCGACTTCATCAAGCCTCTTGCTGAGCGTCTCCGTGATCTCTCTCGCTGTGTCGATGCCTGCCTGCGTGGCCTCTTCCAGATGCTTGGATAGCTCGGCGTTCTCGGCAGTGCATAGCCAGCACAGCCCCTTGATTCGATGACCTTCGTGTTTGCACTCAGCCATTGCCGCTCTCCTTCAAACAACACCGCTTGCCAGGCTGAGATTCGCAACCACTGCCCAACGTGCACGTGCACAGAGGCTGCTCCCCCTGCGGCTGGGCGTAGCAGACCCATGCCCGGTGATGCCTGCCTGGTATAGGCTCGCCGCACTCCTCGCAAGCCTCATCGGCCTGCGGCTGGGCGAGGGCGGCGCGCATCGCGATGAACGCTGTCCTTCTGGCTCCTGGCTCAAGCCACTGGCTCTCTGGCATAGCCAACAAGGACCCTAGGCACTCCCGCAACTGCCGCTCGCGCTCCTTGAGATCCTCGTTCTCCTTGTTGCGATTTGTCAGCTGATCCTGCACGAAGCTGAGCATGCTCACGCGGTCGGCGAGGCGGAGGGCGAGGGCGTCGTAGAATCCAGCCAGAGAGTACAGCCTAGTAAGCAGGACCATTTCTCGGGAGCTGTACTCGGCGCTACTCCTCTCCATTGAGGTCTTGGCGAATCTGCAGATTATTGCAGCCTCTGAGTCCTGCTCCACCGCCACCGGCTTGCGCAGCTCGGCGAGCTCGGCCGTAAGCGAATGCTTTGCGTCGCAAACGCGATTCCAGCACTTCACGCAGATCATGCCGGCAGACATATCATGCGACTCGCCGTCCGGCTCTACCTCGCAGAAAGTCCTGTCTCGCAGCTCGGCGATGGTGGCGTCTCGATCCCCTATAACAGCTCTTAGGCGCTGCACTTCTCTGTTTTCCGACTTCGCCGATTCCATCCACTCATCGCGCGCGGCAATGAGCGCTTTTATCTGCTCGTCTGTGATCGGTGTGCTCATGAATTATCTCCACTGGAGCCCCAGCCCCATTCGATCATCTCGAACATTGCCTGCTGGCACAGCTCTTCCTGCTCTTCTTCGCACATCTCATGCCAATCATTGGCGTCGACCTCTATCGTCGACTCGCAATTGCTGCCGACCTTGCCTGTAGCGACCCATACTTTGATTTTCATTCTTGGAGTCCCTTGGTAATGCGCAGCGCCAGCCAGTCGCAGCCAGCGTATAGCGCGTAGCAAACGATGTGCCCAGTGCTGAACACCTCAGACACGAGGCGCAGCAGCAGATAGAAAGGCAGGGTGGCTAGACGGAGCATCAGCGCGCACCCTCCGGGCCGATCTCGAAGTCGGGCTTTCTCACTCGGAGTCCTCCCTGCTTTGGGTGTCACAACCGCGCGTGTCCTCGGGTGCTGGCCGGCCGAGCGACAGCATCCGCTCCTCGAACGCGTCGTCACTTTTGTCGTGGACAAATCCTTCGAAGTACGCAGACTCCTGCGACTTGAGCAGGATGTGCGTGGCGCAGGTCCATGCCTTCGCCTCGTCCTTCGCCTCGTTGGTCATTTCGGTGGATGACTCGATCGCCTTGAGCATCGGGCAGTTGCGGCACTGGACGTTGAGCACGCAGCGCAGGTGGTTGTCAGGCAGCGGCGTCGCCGGTCGCGGGTCGTGGCCGCACATCTTGTAGCTCGTGGGCAGCCCGCGGCGCTCCTGCTCGAACAGCAGGATCATTCGCGGCACTTCGTCGCTCACCATCTTGGCCGTGTACATGACGCGTGCCGCGCCCCATTGGCCGGTGCGCTGGCGCTCGGACTCAGAGAACGCGTTGATGGCGCCGTGCCAAGGCATGTCGCCGCAGCCGAAGCGGTCGGTGCTCATGCTGTCGGCTCGCGTGAGCTTGTAGCCGCGGATGTACTCGCGGCCTTCCTCCAGTCGCTTCAGCGTGTCCTCACGTCGCGCTGCGTAGCGACGAAGGTGGACACCAGCCCAGAGCCTGGGAGCGAACGGCTCAGCGGGTTCGGTTTGTTGCATCGTCATATTCCTGTTGTGATGTGGCCGTTCTTTACGAGATACGTCAGCCATTGCACGAGGCCGCGCAGCGCGTCGGCGTCCATTTGCGCTCGGCTGTGCGGGGACTTTGTTTGCCCATCCCACGCCTGGTGACATGCATAGCATGCGGGCAATCCGCAGACGTCTGGCGGCTTGATCCCCATACCGCCAGCGGCACCGCGCCGCGCGTGGGCCAGCACCACAGTCTCGGTGCTGCGCAGGCATGTGCCTACGAAGCGCAGATGGCATTGCTGGCCGCGGGCGAGGGCGCGTAAGTCCGTCATGCCGCCACCTCCCCAGGCAGCTCGATGTAAACGCCCTCGTTCGCCATGTAACGAACGATGAACTCGACGAAATCACTGAACTCCTGCTTGTTGAGTCTGGAGCTACGACGCAATGCGGTGCGCTTTTTGTGCTGCCCGAGCGTCAGTACCTTCGAGCCAAAGTGAAGCTGCAGAAACAGCTCGTGCAAATCGTCCTTGTCCCACCCAGCCATCTGCTCGCCGCCGCGCTTGATGATCTCTGTGTATATCGACCATAGCAGTGCATTTTGGTCGACTGTGCGCCGCGCCTTATACGGCTTCACGGTGATCTCAGTCGCGCCATCACGCACGAGCGCCTGAATGACGGCGAACGCTCGCGTCATGTCGCCGCCCTTGCCAATGATGATGCGCTGCTCGTTCATGGCCGCTTACTTCACAGCCCGAGGCAACGCGCGTGCTTGGACGGCCTGCGGGGGCTTTTCAGTCGACGGAAGAAACTTCGAGTCAACTTGCTGTCCGGTTGCGTTAGCAAAGTCCACCTCTACCTTGGCGCTGTTGATAATGGTCTGCGCCACATCAGAGATGGCCTTGGCGCGCTGTATGTCCATCGGTTTCTCGTCATCGCGCAGGGCTTCGATGGTGGCGAAAAGGTGCTCGCGCAGGCTATTGATGTCGGTCTTCATGTTTCACTCGCTTGTTGATTTGACGGATCAGCACAGCGCGCAGCTGGACGACTTGGGCAAGTTCCTTCGGCAGGTTGTGGACGCTGTTGCGCTTCATGAGTTCGGCGCGGGTGACGAGCTCCAGGCGATCCAAAGTGATCTGCTCGAGCTGAGTCGTGTGCATGCCAAGCTTGAACACGACGGCGTAGCCATGCGGGATCGGGCCGTTGGCCTCCATCCACACCAGCCGGTGAACGCCCATCCAGTTCTGTTTGCACTTGCCAGGACCCATGCTGGCGACCTTGCGGCTCAGGTAGCCGCCATCGCTGATGCGGTAGGCGCCGATGGGCTTTGCGTTGTGCGGCTCCTGGCCAGGTTTGAATTGAGTCTGCCGACTGCGGCCTCCAGCCTGGTAGCCCTTGATGCCTTTTGTCCAAGGGACATTCCCGGGCTTGAATCTGGCCTTGCCGCCGATATTGGAACCCGGCCGAATCCGCCCGGCGAAGGGGCTGTCAAGATACGCAGCGCTCTTGTGCAGCCCCATCTGAGACGCCTTGGTGTGCACGCTCTTGAGGTCGCGCCCCAGCTTCGGCCCGATCAGATGCGTCGGCGTATCAGGGTAGAGCTCGCGCAGGAGTGATTCCTCCTGCGGGCTCCACCGCTGATAGGCGGCACGATTGGTGCGGCGCTTGGTCATCTACGCCGCTCCCGCCGCGACCTGCTGCTCGCTGTACACGCGCACCCCGGGGATCTTGGCGTCACCCTTGAGCCCCTGGACCACGGCGCGGATCTTCTTCTCGTCCACGCTCATGTACTCGCGGGGCACCAGGGCCGGGTCGGTCACCTCGAATTTCCATGCCTCACGCATGACGATGCCGGCCACCTTCGGAGGCTCGCGCTGGATCACCGGCGCGACCACGGTGCTGGCCGCGTGCTGCAGTTCCTGGGCGCGCTCGGTCTTGCCCTTGGCGGCGACAGCCACGGCCTTTGCCTGCAGCGCCTCCTGCTCCTTGCGCGCGCGCTCGTCGGCCTTCCGCTGCTCCTCCCGACGCAGCCTATCCTGCTCGGCGGTGTACTCGCCCATGCCGCGTTTGATCTTGGTCTCCGCGGTCAGCAGTGGCGCATCCTGCTGGCGCGCCTGCTCGTTTACTGCGCGCAGAGCCTGGTTCATCGGCTGGGTGATGCGGACGCGGGCAGCTTCGATCTTGGCTCGCAGCCCCTTGATGGTGCGCAGCCAGGCGCCGGCCTCGGTGAACTGCACAGCCGTGGTGATCTTGACCTCGGCCACTGCGCCGGCCTGTTCGACCTGCGGGGCGATGGCGACGACTTCGGCGTCTCGACTGAGTTCAGGTGTTTGCATTGTTGAATCTCCACACGTTGAGACACGACTGGAACATCGCCCAGTCAGATGGATCGGTGCGCCTGTGAGAGCGGTACTTGCCGTCCTGCAAGTGGATGCAGTAGCGCTCCGGTTCGGCGCAGGTGTGCATTTGGGCATACGCGCGCGAGTAGGCTGCGGTCTGAATCCCAACTGTGCGAGGCACCACGGCGGTGGCCTTTATGTCAGGAATGACCCAGCGGCTACCCCAAGCAAGCAGCAGGTCAGCCGTGCCGGCATAACCCAGCACCTCGTGGTAGACGCGCATCTCGCTCCCAACGACGACCGCACCGGATTCCTCCAGGAACCTAGCCCACGCGCTCACGCACGGCTCAAGCGCCGGATCCAAAGAGCCCCAGTCGAGCTGATCGCGGTTGTAGAGATCGCAAGACTGATGGACGTTACGACCGAATTCACACGCAGCGGCAAGCACGTGCGCAGGGACGTTTGAGTAGTCCACAAGCGGCGCGATGATCTCCGAGACGCTCGGCAGCTTGCGGCCACCGAGTGTGTACGTATGCGTGCTGGCGTCGAACTCCAGCATGGCTCAGCCTTCCGAGCCTGGCTCGCGCTCGCCGCCGCTCTGGATCCACGCAAGCGCGTCGTTCACCTTGTCGAATGGGAGCGCTGCGAGCGCATCGATGCTGTAACGCTTACACAGGTCTTCGGCCGAGATGCCCGCGCTGTCGAGCTTCTTGCGAATCAGTCCGAGCTGCTTCTCAGTGGCGATGCCGGTGTTGCCGTTTGACTTCGGTGATTGGGTGGGCGGCTTGGAGTGTTGACGCGGCTGCTCGTCCTCGACGCCGACGCGCAACTCTTCCGGCATGTCCTCCAGGTCTTGGGTGAAGCAGTCCGAGGCAGCCGTGACGTTCAGAGTCATCGCCACCTGGGCTCGCTTGCAGGCCATCTTGAGCACGGTGTTGGCCAGGTCCGCTGGCTCGGTGCGCACCTGATGAATCTCGTACTCCTGCTTTTTCTCTTTGTCCCAGCCGTACTTTGTTCTGCGGCGGCTCTCGTCGGTGCTCTCGAACTCTCGCCTATAGGACTTGCGCCACTTGTATTTCTCTTCGTTGGTGGAGCACTCGCCCATGCCTTCCCCGAGCACAACGCCGCTGCCCTGGTGGGTGCCAATGCAAGTCACGCGGTAGCGAACGCTGTCGGAGTCAGAGAGGTCCTCGACCCGATAGCTCGCGGCGATGTGGAATGTGGCGCACAGGACCTCGGCGCCCGGCTTCCAGAGCGAGGGCTTGGGCGTGCCAGGGATGACGCCAAAATGCGTCTTGTCCTTCATCACAGCCTTCATGACCTGCTGGATGCGTTGTACATGCGCCTTGATGTCGGTGGCGGTGGCCGGAAGCGCCCCACCTGAAACAGCTACGATTGCGTTCACTCTGAAACCTCCATCACATGGATGCCCGCGCTCGCCACGCCATCGGGCGAACGCTTCTGGTAGACGGTGGCAAGGCACTTCGATGCGACGAACTCACCGCGGGCCTTGGTGATCAGCGTCGCGATGTCGTGGCTGTGGTCCGCCGTAGCGAGGCGCCATGCCTGCTGACATAGCGCGCGCTCGTCGGTGACGTACACGTCGACCTCGATGCGGTAGTGTGACGGCGGCGCTGATGCCGGACTTGCTTGGACAGCCAGGCAAAGCCCCAGCCAGAGCAGGGAAAGGTGTTTCATAGCCCATGCCGCTCCATGCAGATAGTTAGGCGCGCCGAGCTGACTTGCATCAAGTGCAAAGCGAACGCTAATTCTGTCCTTAACTCAGCGTGCACATCGCTGTCGTGCTTGCGCGCATCTCTAGGTTCGATGTGAGCCAACCGTAATTGCACAACCTTGCCTGAGCGGGCGCAGGCGATCTCTGCTGGAGTCTTGCTGTTCGACTCCTTCGGCATTGTGAGCGTCATGAGCAGCGCCATGCCGATTACTATGGTGGCGGTAATCATCAGTGCGCGCTCCCCTGATCTTGGAACTCGACACGTGGCACCAGATTCGCCTGCCGCAGCATCAGGTGCTGTCGCGTCAGCAGGTCGCAGGACGCCAGCAGAATGGCTCTGATGGCGCGGTGCTCTTTGCCGCAGTTGCCGGCCATGATGTTGCACAGTCTTGCGAGCTCGAGCGCATCCTCGATCTGCAGCTGCTCGGCTGGTTGCATTCCGGCGAGGCACATCACGCACCTCCCGCAGCTTGCCGCTCGATCTGACGCTGGTAGCCGGCCGCGTTCTGAATCGCACGTGCAGCCTTCGCCAGGAACTGCATGGTCTGCGGGTGCTGGCACGCTGCCTGCTCGTTCCCCTGCATGATCTTGGAATAGAAGACGTTGATGTCGTCCGCAGTGCGCACGTCGACGGTGAGCGTGATCGTGACTTTCATTGCCGGCCCTCGACGCTGCGACTCGCCTGATAGATCCTCTCGCGCTTCTCCAGCTCCGCGTCTATTGCAGCGAGCACCTCGTCACGCAGCGCCGGGTGTGGAGTTGCAGCGGCGAGCAGGCACCCGACGGATGCGGGGCTCATGACTGGCCGAACTGCCGCGATTGCAGGGGGAACGACAGCTGCAGCAGCGGCAGGCTGGGAGCAGGTTGGAATAGAAATCTGGCCCTCGGTCGTGTGCCGGCACGAGCCAGGCAGCATCCCGCACGTGGGGCAGCAGGCGGCGAGGTTCATGCCAACACCTTCAGCGCGGTGGTGATCGCCACGATGCCCGCGGCGAACAGAGTGCACATCGCCTTCGCGACCAGCAACTCGCCCTGGAGGCTCGACAGCTGCGGCAGCTTCGGTCGTGACCAGCAGCGCAGGCGCTCGCTATCCCAGTCGATGGAGAGCTCGCGGCGAGCCACCGGTGCCACGTGGATCGGTCGGCCCATAACAGTGCGCCACTTGAGGCTGTAGATCGCGGCGCTCATCGGCGGCCACCGAACTGCACGAACCCGCCGCAGCCAGGCGCGTCCACAACCTGCTCGAAGTTGTTGTTGAATGGCTTGCCAGCGCTGTAGTGGCTCTTGTGCAGCCACGAGCAGTAGGGCGTGATCGTCGAATCGGTGCGCAACCCAGGCGCATACATGAGCTCGATCACTGCAATGTCCCGCGGGCCCTTCAGTCCGCACGCGAGATTGCGATCGCGGTCGCACCCGCGCACCACATCAGTGATGTCAGCGTGCAGGCCGATACGCATCATCGTGCCGTTGCTCGCGCAGCCGCTCATGCCGAGCAGCACTAGAGCGCAAGCGATGATCATCCAGAAGTGCACGACCGCAGTGACCAGATCGATGCTGCGCGAATCGATGCGACGCACAGTCCGCCAGAATCGGCCAGGCGTGCGCACGCGGCCCGCAACCCATCGTTGCAACAGGATGCTCATGGTGCGCTCCTCGAAGCCTGGAACGGCAGCCGCAAGAAACCGCGCGGGCGCTGGCCCGCAATCTTGAGAGCGATCTCTTCCCTATGCACCGGAACATCCCGAGGAGCGAGCACCCCGAAACGTGCGTGGCGCCTGTCAAGCGTCAACAAGCGCACCGAGATACCCTCGGCTAAAGGGATCGCTGACCCAATCTGCAACTCAAGCAACACCCCGTTGGATTCGATCTCGACGCTGTAGCCACGCATGCGAACCAGTTGCAGCGTTACCGTCGGTGCGCCAATAGGTCCAATGAGAATCCGCTGTCCGAGTTTGCGTCCCAGTGCAAGCATGACCGTCCTCCCAATGTTGTTGGATTAGCGTTTGAAGAGTTCGCGCAGCTCATGCGCGATGCAGAAAACCAGATAACGAAGCTGGCCCCAGATAACCACCAGATAGTTACAGAGCAGGCGCAGCAGGCTCATGGAGTCACCTCGAATGCGGCGTGCAACGGAGTCCGATACACACCATCAGGTCTCCAGCATCGACGCAGGTCGGCGAGCGGATATGCATCACCGTTGTGATCGCGCTGCACGAACACTCGGCGCCGGCGAACGGTGGCGAAGCTCACGTGGCATGCAGGCGCGGCGTTGAATTCGCGGTGCGCAGCGCGTGCGGCCATCAGCATCACTTGTCGTAGGGGTTTGCGGCGCCTCATAGAGCACCTCGCACCGCTGCCACCTGCCGAACGAAATCCCTGTCACGCCGCTGCTCGAGGCTCGGCTCAGCGCTGCGACCGTCTATCGGGGGGAATTGAGCAGGCCAGTCCCGATCCTTGCCGCTTACCGTGTGCGGCGCTGGCGCGGCCCCAGCGGATCCAAGAACTGCGGAATGAATCGAGTCTATGGTTGTGGCGTCGATGGCGCTGCCATCACGTTCGGCGGCTACACAGCTGCAATCCCTCCATTCAGTCTCCTCGCAATTTGGCGCAGCGGGGCAATGCGCTTGGCTGGCGACGGTCGCGCGACCGTCGTTGCCGAATTCGTATCCGAATCGGGCGGCGTGCTGACAGACGCCGGCGCAGGTGCGGCCGAGCGTGCTGGCAATCGCCTCTATCGCTTCGCCGGCACCGGCAAGGCGCTTGAGGCGGTTGTCGTCCAGCGTGGTCCACGGCATGCCTGCGTTGTGGGCGAACTTCGCCGTGCGCTGCAGGATTTCTTCGTCGATCGCCGTCAACTGCGCGCGGTAGTCGTCGTCAATGTCCTGCTGAGCGTCCAGCTGGATCGCTGGCGCAGTACGCAGCCGGCTCAGCAACGTGCGCTGCATCGCCTGCAGGCTCACCAGAGTGGTGTCGTCGAGCGCGGCGCGGATGTCGGCGGCGGTCATGACCGAACCTCCGGCAACGACCAGCCCGGCTGCAAATACTTCGCGTCCTCGGCCCTGCGCTTGGCATCGCGGCGGGATTGAGCGGACGAGCGCTTGGACTGTGCGAGGCGCACCGTGACGCTCTCTACGGTGGCGACGGCGCCGCAGCAGTCGGAGAAGGCGCAGCCAATTTCGCGCGCTTCCTGCAACTGCTCAGCGGTCATGGCTGCTGCTTGCTTGCAGCTGGTGCAGCGGGCCATGAACTTTGGACCACTCATGCTGCACCGCCTTTTCTGTTAGCAGACTTCGCCGCCAGGTCAGCGTGGTATTTGCGGATCTGATCCCTTCTCGGTAAGTCGCGTCTGATGCGAGCGCCGCAGGTCGTGCACTCATCGTCACGCCAAGCGTGGTCTCCGGTAATCGAGCAAAGCTCGACGGTCCGATGTTGAACGCGCTCATCGCCGGGGTGCAGGATGGTGTCGATGGAGATCATCGCGCCCCCACCGTGCGGCTGCAGGTGAGCGTGGAGCCGACCTGCTGGCACTCAGCAGCCTGGAAGGTGACGTGGTCGGAGCCGAGCTCGGACTCGCCCGCGAACTTGCACAGGGCCAGCGTCAGGACGACGAGGCCTGCGCAGAGCAGGGCCACCATGACGGCCGGCGGTCGCGGCTCTGGAAACGGAGTGTTGGTTGGGTCGGGCATCTGCGCTCGCTCCATCGGTGTTCGATGGGCGCAAATGTGGGACTATTCGTCCCGCATGTCAAGGACTATTTGTCCCGTGTGACGGCAAATAGTCGTTTGGATTATGCGTAGCGGTTTACCGCAGTGCGATTTGACCCGGCACTCGGAAGGCTCTATAAGCACAAACGCCCCGGCACCCTTTCGGATGTCGAGGCGTATGGCCGCGGCCGGCAAGCCGCGCGCCAGGTGTCCGGGAATGAGTTACTAGGTCAGTGTCGGAGCACCGGGCGGTGCGGGAATCTATACCCGCATCCGGTAAGCCGCCACAAATTTCTTTGTTCCCGCGCCCCCTGCCGCGCTGCGCCCGCGCCGCGACCTCGCCCGAGGCGCGAAGTTTGTGCTGGATCAAAGCCTGTCCAGGCCCCTCAAGACAGCAGGCGATTGGCGCGCATTTTTAGAACCCGAACCCGGTGGAGCCGGCGGCTCGGCCGAAAATGCGCAAGCAGTTTGGCGAAACGGCCTTTGATCCGGGCCGGCGGAGCTGCCCAGAAGCGGCGACGCGAAAAGCGGGTTCATGGGAGACAAAGCCCGTCAGCGCTTGGAGCTGGCCGGTGGGGGACGAGACCGCGTGCCATTGATGGCGAACGGTTCCGCACAATTTTTCGCCGCTGTACATCTGGACTGGAATCGGGCCCTGAACCAAGGCCCCGGAGCCCCGAGAAGACGGTAGGGGTCTCCCTAAGGATCAGAGAATTGCTGCGCGCTAGATTTTTCGCCATCTATGCGCGGACCTTTCTGCTTGTGAGCCGCGGGATCTCTTTCTGCTGCCGCGGCAGAACTTCGGCTTCAAGCCGAACCGTAGGCTCGCGGAACAGAAAGTCTGTCTTGACGCCCATGAGCTCGCAGAACCGATGGACCATGTGATGCGGCATGAGCAGCCGGTTCTGATAGCGACGCATCGTATCGACCTCGACCCCAAGCGCTGCGGCAACCTCCGCATTCGACATTCCTGATTCCTTCACGAGCGTCTTCACACGCCCGCAAAAGATCTGCACGAATGACTGTGGTGTGACGCCTCTACCCATGGGACTAAGTGTCCCAGCGGATGACCGCTCACGCACGGGATGCGTAGACCGACGTTGACGGGACGAATAGTCCCGAGATATAACGCCGGGATGGATAGTCCCATCACCGACATCGACGACGTGTTTGACCTGTGGAAGACCCTGGTTGAGTTGGCCGGCGACATCGGCCAATCCCAGTGGAAGGTCATCAAGTGGAAGAAGCGCAGGCTCATCCCGCCTGAGTACTGGCAGTCCATCTGCGACGCTGCTCGTGCTAGGGGCAAGGCTCTTACGGCCGACGACCTGATGCGGGTTCATGCAGGCCCTACCGTGCGGCCGCAAGCGCCTGCCGGCGCCAACGCCTGATTTCATGGATACCCGCGTGCCGTTGCTCGTTGCCAGTCGCGGGAATCCGCGGAATCTCCTGAGATCCATACCGGGCTCCTCCACTTCGCAAAGCACCTCCCTGCGCCGTGGCATCCCTTCGCGGCCCGCTGTTGTTATACGAGCCGCACACCGAGAGTGCCGCGCAGCACTGCGGAACGCCACTACCCTGCGGCCGCGGCTGCATCGTGAATATCCGAAATGTTCTTGTAGGAAGTGGCATGGTTCTGCTGAGGGTTGTCGTTGTTTTCCGACGCCCATCAAACGGATGCGTCGTCGGTACTTTCACGTACCTGTGATCGCTTCTGACGTCGGGATTCTTGCCAGGGTTGCATGCCAATTCGGGTTTTCCCTTACACGGTGTGTCACCCAATGGACACACGGTGCGCGGGCGCTGAGCGCCGGCCCAGTGCACAACGGCTACCGGCCGAGGCCGACCAATCTAGAGAAGAAACGCCCGCCGCGCGACGACCTGCAGGTCGTCAGCTGGTCCGACGTGCCGCACTTCAATCCAACGAAGGTGCCGGCATGATCCTCCGGACCCACCTCCGCGCCATCGCGGCGACATGGGCGATCGCTGGCACGCTGCCGCTCGCGGTGCACTCATTGCCCGCGATGATCATCTGGCTGTTCGCATTCGCGGGGTACCTCGGGATTTTGATCTGGGGCTGCATTGACCTCGAGCACATCGAGCGCACGCAACTGCCCCGGGATTGTTTCATCGACGATCCGCCGTTTCGATTCGTTGGACTGGATGAGAAGCGCGCCGCCATCGCGAAGTACCGCGCGGCCCAATCAAAGGGTGAGCAGCCATGAGCGCCGTCCTCAAATCCGCCGACTGCGCGCTTACACCCCGAGAGACCGAGGTGATGCACCTGCTCGGCTCAGGACTGGTCTACAAGCAGATCGCCACAAAGCTCGGCTGCTCGAAGCGCACTGTCGACATCCACGCAGCTTCAATGTTCGAGAAGATCGGCGTACGCGGGCTGGTGAATTTTGGGCGCTGGTATGAGCGCACCTACGGAAATACCCAGGTGCTGCCATGACGCTGACAGCCACACCACCACGGATCGTGGTTCTTTTGACCTCGCAAATCTCGCGGGCATGCATCTCGCTGTCACGCCGGGTGCAACGCGCGAGTTCCAACAATGCTCCGCGGTTGCGCAACTTCCCACAGGATGACGGCCATGGCTCAACGCTCCGACGGTCTTCCGCCGACGAACACCTTCCACATCTCGTTCGACACCAAGAACGCTGCCGGCTACATCCGCACGGTGAAGGTGACGATCGAGCACGACGTGATGGACGCGATGGACACGGCGCGCATCGACTTGGCCGACCATCCTCTGTACGCGGACCTGCAGCGCTACGTGCTGGCGAATCCGCGCTGAATCATCAGGGGCTGCAGCCGGGGCGCGGATCCCGGTCTATACGCCCCGAACACCAGCTGGGCACAGGGCTGCGGCGTTCCGCGCCCTGCGGGCTCAGCAAACAGAATTCGAGAGTCGGCGGGGGAAGCAGACCCGCGGCCATTCATAGAGACTATGGCGCGTCCATTGCTATTGGCACGCAGTGGAGGATGTCCTGGCCCAACGTGACACGGGCTAACAGGCGCCTGCAACCGGCTGAAGTTGGCCCGCGCGAAAACGCCGGTAGCGCCATGTGCTTCGTCTCGACCGAGGCTCGCCAGGCTGGAGTAGCGACCAGCACTCTCGAACCCCTTTCACCCCGCTCTGAAGCACCAAAGGCGCGCATATCGACGCTGAGATGCGCACGCCCTCGTCACCCCCTTAGACGGGCAGCCTGTTCGCGTGCTTCGGCTTTCTCATCGGAGCCGGCGGGGTTCTTCCAATGAGAGCAGCCTTTCCAAAGATCGTGTGCGCGGGCTGCGGTCACGTGATTCAGCCATGGCTGGTACCGCTTTGCTCGGAGTGCCGCGGGTTCCTCAAAGAGTGCGGCGCCGATCTGAAAGAGCCATGCCCGCATTGCTACGCGGGGCACAGGCTGCTCAATGGCGTGCACGTCACCGAGCGCGGCGGCCACATCGGGAGGTGCATTGCATGAGCGCAGCCGCCGAGATCCGCAGGCCTGCGCAATCGGTGGCGCCCCTGAAGCGCCAAATGGAGCGCGAAGACATGCTGGTGGCCCGCCTGAAGCGCTACGGCGTGATCACAATCTTCGACGGCATCGACTCTGTTTACATCGATGACCTGCCCAGCATCGTGGCACTTCGGGACTGGCTGACGCAGGCCATCGAGGCGCATCGGCAGCAATCCCTGTTGGACTCCATCGAGCGGGGTGGGGCGTGAGCACAGCCAAGAGCCTTCGCATCTGCTCGCGCTGCCACGTCGCTGAGGCGCACAACTGCGCCTACTGCATCGAGTGCAAGCGCATCGTTCAGCGCGCCCGGTACGCAAGGCTTCGGGCAGGCGGCAAGTCGATGCCAACGCCGAGTAAGGCGAAGCGGGCTCTGAATCCAGACGCCTGCAACTGCGGCGATGCCACCTGTGATGGCCTGCGCTGCGAAGTGGTGCGGGCATGAGCGTCACTCTCGAAGCCATCCTTGCCAAGCTCCACACGCCGCGCCAGGCACGCAGCCTGAGCGGCCGACCAATACGCCTGGATGATGAGCAGCGCTCCGTGCTGCGCCTCATGTGCGCCGAGGGAATGCAGCACAAGCAGATCGCGGCCGAGCTATTCATCGGTCTGGACAAGGTTCGGCGGGCCAGCGCTTCGCTGATGGATCTGAGCGAGTGCCGCACGCATGGTCAGCTCGGCGCGTGGGCTCAAAGGCAGGGACTGCTGTGAAAAATCCTGGAACCGAAAACATCCAGAAGAATCTGGCCGACTGCGGCACGATCGAGCGAATGAAGCGCGCTGTTGAGAACCTTACGCCCTGGTGGCTCTACAGACTCCGCGTGCGCTGGCGCATGTGGCGCAACAGCGGGCCCGATCTGAACCGCCGCGTCGAGGTCGAGAGCGCGCTATTGACGGCTTCGAAGACCAAGGCAGGGCTATCGCCTGAGCGTTGCCGTGAGCTCGCTTACAAGCTGGGAGTGCCGAAGCTGTGAAGCCCGCGTACATCAAATGGGCCGCGATACTCGCGCTCGCCGTGATGGCCTACTACTTCGACTCCGAGTTGTGCGCTATCGGCGCTGCGATCGTGTTCATCGGGCTGGACGATGAGGACTACCGATGAGCGCCGACCTGCAAGACGCAGTGACCCTGGCGCAGGAGCTCCAAGACCTGCCCCCGCAAACCCTCGCCGAAGCCACGCTCGAGAGCGCGATCAACGTGACCTGCGTCGACCTTTCACTGGCCACCACGGACCAGGAGCAGCGCGAGATATTCGACCGGCTCAGGCGGCTGCATGCGCAGAGGACGGCGGTGCAGGTGATGCGCATGGAGCGGGATCGCGGACTTCGAAAAGTGAGAACAGCATGAACTTCCATCCGTATTCCGAAGTGTTCCCAATCATCGCAGGCGATCAATTCGAGGAGCTTGTCGAGGACATAAAAGAGCACGGACTGCGCGAGAAGATATGGACCTACGAAGGCAAGATTCTCGACGGACGCAATCGCTTCTTGGCCTGCAAGAAAGCCAAGGTCAAGCCGGAGTATCGAGAGTTCAAAGGTAAGGATCCGCTTTCATTCATCGTTTCTCTGAACGTTTCACGTCGCCACTTGAGCGAGGCGCAACGAGCGATGGCCGCAGCCAGGATTGCGACGCTGAAATTGGGCTCGAATCAGCATGCCGAGGGTGCGTCCCGGGACGCACCCTCCCAGTCGAAAGCCGCCGAGCAGATGGACGTTTCGCGCAGTTCCGTTCAGCGCGCAAAGCAAGTCATCGAAAAAGGCAGCAAGGCTCTTCAGAGCGCCGTTGAGAAAGGAGACGTTCCACTAAAGCGAGCCGCCTCAGTAGTGGATTTGCCAAAGGCAGAGCAACTCAAGGCGGCCACCCAACCCCCCGCTCCACAGCCCATCCAGATCACTCCAGCCCCTGACTTCGATTTCGAAGGCTACGAGCCCGAGAATGACGAGACGTTCAAGCAGAATATCGAAAACGTGCTGATGGCCGACGACAAGCTGGCGGCGCTGACTGAGCAACTGAAGCAAGTCCATCGAGAGCTGGCGGCCGTCAAGTCATCGCGCGACCACTACATGTCTGAATCAGGCGTAGCGGTGCGCACCGTGAAGGCCCGCGACAGAGACATCGAGCGACTGAATCGCGAACTGGCAAAGCTGAAGCAAGAGAACGAGCGGCTGCAGGAGCGTGTTGCAATCATGGAATCTGCCGCATGAGCGACCTATTCCCATCACCGAACACCTACTGCTTTCCTCCGCCGCGTGCTTGCCAGGTGGTGGCGATCGACAAGCTCCGCGAAGGGCTGCGCGCTGGCCACAAAAACCAGCTGCTCGTGCTTCCAACCGGAGGGGGAAAAACGATAGCTTCGCTCATGCTCATTGCGGAGTCGCTGAAGAAGCTTCGCCGCGCGACCTTCGTGTGTGACCGCATCACGCTGATCAATCAAGCGAGCGAGAACGCCGACAAGTACGGCATGCAGAATCACGGCATTGTGCAGGCCGACCACTGGCGCCGCGACAACTCGCTGCCGTTACAGATCGCCAGCATCCAGACCATTCAGGCGCGTGGATACTGGCCGGAATCCGATCTTGTGATCATCGATGAGGCTCACAACCTGCATGCTGCTCACAAGAAATTGCTTCAGGCGAAGCGCGTGCCGGTCATTGGACTGACGGCGACCCCATGCACCAAGGGACTCGGAAAGTACTTCACCAACATCGTCAACGCTGCGACGATGCACGAGCTCACCGAGGCCGGCGTGCTGGTCCCGATGCGCATCCTTTCGTGCACCGCTCCGGACATGAAAGGCGCAGAGACAGCACCAGGCGGTGAGTGGACCAGCAAGGCGGCATCGGATCGAGAAGCGAAGATTGTCGGGGATGTGGTCGGCGAATGGATCGCCCATGCTGGTAATCGAAAGACGATCGCGTTCGGCGCCGACATCGCTTACTGCAATCTACTTGTACAGCGGTTTAACGAGGCCGGCGTCTACGCGGCTGCCTACACGTCCAAAACCAGCGATGACGAGTGCCGGGAGCTTCTGACGGAGTTTCGAAAGCCAGACTCCGAGATTCGCGTGCTCGTGTCCGTTGAGAAACTGGCCAAGGGATTCGACGTTCCCGATGTTGGGTGCGTAATCGATGCACGCCCGCTCCGGAAGTCGCTTTCAACTGCAATACAGATGTGGGGCCGCGGCCTGCGCTCATCGCCGGGCAAGGAAGACTGCCTCTTGCTCGACTTCACTCGCAATATCGTGCGCTTCCTGGAATCGTTCGAAGACGTTTACTACAACGGCTTTCGAACACTGAACGACTCCGAGAAGCTTGATGCTACCCCGCGCGACCAGGACGACTACGAGCCGAAGGGCTGCCCTCAATGTGGACACAAGCCATTTAGCAGCCGCTGCCTGAAATGCGGATTCGAGAAACCGACTCAGGTGCTCGAGGACACAACCAAAGGCGTCATGCGTGAGATCTGCATCGGAGAGGGACGAAACAAGAAGGTACTGGCATCGAATGAGCACGACCTCTGGCGGCAGATCGTCGGTCATGCCCTGACCCATACTCGTCCTGAAAAGCAGGAGGCACGCGCAAGAGCGATGTATCGCAACATTCTCGGGAAGTGGCCGCCGCGAGATTGGAACTTCTACGAGACCGAGCCGGCGCCGGTCACGAGAAATACGAGGAACAAGATCAAGAGCCTTGATATCGCATGGCACCACGCGAAGAAGAAGCAAGGAGAGCCAGCGTGAAGTCCGCCGATGGCAATGTAGTTTTCATGGATGACTGGATTTCAAAACGCGATGCCGCGTGGGCAGACAGAGAGGCCCGCAGCATGGGATTCAATTCCTATGCAGAACTTGAAGAATATTCTTTCGAACTGGAATGGGAGCAGCTGAAGCACAATCCAGACTGGAAGGAATACGTCCGCGAGTGCCGCATCCATCGCAAGCTGGAGCGAGCCAGGAAGCGCAAGTGAAGCTCGCCGACGCCATCACCGCCGCCGGCATGACGCCACCAGCCAGACTCGTGCCTGGCCGCTGGCTGCGCTTCCCTGGCGTCGGCAAGGGGCGTGCGAATCGGTCCGGCTGGTGCCGCGTCATCACCCCGACGCTCGCAATCTTCGGTGACTGGTCCAGCGGACTGTCGACTGTATGGAAGGACGATCAGTACATCGACGATGAGCGCTCTCGTAAGGCGCTGGCAGATGCGCTCGAGCGCGAACGACGGTTCGCAGCAGAGGAGCGTGCCAAGCAGGCCACGGTGGCCGTCAAAGCGCGCGAGATGATCGATGGCGCGGAGATATCGAAGCATCCGTATCTAACGCGGAAAGGCTTCCCATCGCTCCAGGGGCTCACGCTGCACGGCAAGCTCCTCGTGCCGATGATGGACTTCGATCGCTATCCCGAGATCGTCAACGTGCAACTCATCGAGGAAAGCGGCAGCAAGCTGTTCCTGAAGGGCGGCCGCGCGAAGTGCGCGGTTCATCGCCTCGGCGTGCCGCACGCGAAGGCTCGCCGCATCGCGCTGTGCGAGGGCTACGCCACGGGCCTGAGCGTCGAGTCAGCATTGCGCATGCTTTCGGGCCCGCATTGCGTCCTGGTGTGCTTCAGCGCCGACAACCTGGAACGCGTCGCGGCGAAGCTGCCGCGCGACTGCGGCGCCATCGTGTGCGCCGACAACGACCATCCCAACAAGCTCACCGGCTCCAAGGCTGGCGAGGAAGCGGCGAAGCGCACTGGCTTCGCCTGGGTGATGCCAGAAACGATCGGGACCGACTTCAACGATCTGCATGCGACGCGCGGGATCCGTGCGGTCGTGGAGGCGCTGCGATGTTCAAGCCGTACGTGACCATCGTCAGCAACAAGCCGATGCCAATTATTCATCTCGCCAACAGCGAGAACAGCACCTACTGTCAGTTTGAGAAAACAACCAATCGCGCATTGCGAGGCCATGTAGATCAGCCATCGCCCGGAAGGTTTTGCGTGAACTGCTTGACCGTCAGGGAACAGCATGGCGAAGGCAAATATGAGTCCCGCGCCCCGGAAGCCGAAACCATAGACATGTTTCACATGCCTGTTGATCGAGCCTGCAATTCGACTCGCGCCGAGGTATTGGCGGCGATCGAGGCGAATCGATACAACCCAGATCCACCCTGGAACTGAGCGGTGCGAGCCGATGCATACCTTGGACGTCAGTATTTTCGCGGTTGGGGCAGCATCGGGTGAGAAAGTGGTACAGCGAAGTTGCGGCCAACCACAGACGAAGATGGCTGCATGTGCGTCTGGTGATTTGCCATCGCTTCATTGCCGATGGAGTGCAGACACCACCGTGCATGCAGTGTCGCCACGTCGGCCGGGCAAGGGCGAACCCTTGGAATTGGTGACCAGCTGGCAGCGTTCGAAGCAATGCCGGCCGATATACGACGAGGCATACGGATACCTCAGAGAATGTCGTCATGCGGCTCTATTGCGGCACAAAATTGTCGTAAGGGAGCTGCTTGCTCAACCGCCTCAGCAGCCGTTGCCTTGAGAATCTCTGTTGTGCCAGTAGCTACCGCATCAGTCTCTGCTAGCAAGAGTCAGAAGCCGCCGAAGAACTGGCGAGAGGTGAAGTCGATTGAAGGCGAGACCCTGTACTTCGAACGCCTCTGCGGCCGCTACTGGGTGCGCTTCGAGTGCAGCGAGTGGTGGTCGTACTACGACGCGCAGGCCCGAGGATTCGGCTATGGCGAGGCGATCGGCAAGGGCGCGAGCCTCACGCATGCGCTCGTGTGCTGCCGCGGTCACATGTACGAGCACGGACTGGATTATTTTGTTCCAACAGCTGCAAACACAGGGCGATCTTTGTTATAACTTGGAGATCACATGACCGACACAAAGCTTTACGTTCGCATCGAAGCGGACGATCGAGAGACCAGCACGCTCAACGCGATCAACAGCGTGCTGCGTGCATCGGCGCTGGACACCGCCGAGCAGCGCCGCGTGCTGCAGTATCTGCTGGACCGCCGGCAGCCGAAGGCCGAGGCAGCGCCGCAGCAGAGCACTGTCGACGACCTGCTGACCAAGTTGGCCAACAGCCCGGCGATGAGGCAGTAACTCATGCCAACCATCGGCAAGGTCGATTTGGTGCTCTGGGGAGATGAGATTCGTAAAGCCGGAGTTCTTCTCGCGCGGGCCAGGAAGATGCGAGAGGCGCTTGGAGGAAACCCAACCGATGCAGAGAAGGAAAAGTCGCTGGCTCTGAATCAGGAGGCGTACGCGGCCTGCGAGGTGGCTCTATTCGGCGTTGAACAGGATAGCGCCATCGTGATGGTTGGTTCCGAGCCGCCCCGCAGAAGCGCGGCGTGATTCCAAAGGAGAGACTCAATGAGAGCCTGGATCGACTGCGAATGGACCGACTACAAGGGCCACCTGATCTCGATGGCCGTGGTCGCCGAGAGCGGCGCCGAGTGGTACCAGGAGATGGCGTTCAAGGACGCTTGGTGCAACTCATGGGTGCTGGCGAACGTGGTGCCGCATCTGTCGCGGTCGAGGCCGCTGGATGTGACCGACTTCGGCAACGAGCTCGGCGCCTTCCTTCGCTCACTTGGTGGCCCGATCGAAGTCATCGCCGACTGGCCCGAGGACATTGCGCGATTCTGCGATGCGCTGATCATCGGCCCCGGCTGTCGGGTGGCGACACCTGACCTGCGCTTCACGCTGGTCGATGTGCACGGCGCGCAGTCGGCCGTGCCGCACCATGCGCTCCATGATGCTCGGGCGATTCGCGATTGGTATCTGCGGAGGGTGGCGTGAAGCGGGAGATCTACAGCTGCGACATCTGCGGCGACGAGAAGAACCCCGTCGATTTGCTGGGACTGAAGTTCTCTGGGATGCAAGACTTCAAAGTCACCAATGCTCGCGCGACTGACGGTAAGCATCTTTGTCTGAGATGTGCGCGGCAAATCAAGGACCAGTTGCCGGCGGCTCTGTTGAGCGACTACACATGAGGCTCACCCAGGAGCAGCTCGACTCCATCGTTGCGAAGCGTGTGCGCGGCGACACGCTCTCCAAGTTGGTCAAGGCGAAGCGCTCGAAGTACGGCAACAAGCCCACGGTGGTGAATGGCGAGCAATTCGACTCCGGGAAGGAAGCGCGCAGGTACGAGGAGCTGCTGCTGCTCGAGCGCGCAGGCAAGATCAGCCAGCTTCGCCACCACGTGACATACCCGCTCGAGGTCAACGGCGTGGTGATCTGCGAGTACGAGCTGGACCTGCAGTATGTCGACGAGGCAGGCCAGCGGCATTACGAGGACGTGAAGAGCAAGGCGACGGTGACTCAGTTGTACAAGGTCAAGAAGCGCCTCATGGCCGCATGCCACGGCATCGAGATTCGCGAGGTGGTGGCCTGATGCCCTCTCGTCCAAAGACAGCTCGACGAAATCTTCAAGGCTCTCAGCACAGCATGATTGTGCGCTACGACTACGACGCGCGTCGCTGGGTTCATTCAGCCGGCATTGTGATCAGCGCACGGGAGGCAGTATTGCTCGAGGCGCTTGCCAGAGGGCTCACGACTGCCGAGATGTCGCGCGCAACAGGCATGGAGCGAGGCACGTACTACAACGCGCAGACCAGGCTGAAATACTACTTCGGGATACCCGTGAAGACCCAGGAAGGGCAAAACCAGCTCCTCAAGATCGCAACAGATCTCTACGGTGGTCACCCAATAGCTCAGACACCCCGCAGCGAACCGCGGGATGCCACCTGTAAGGCAAACTATCGTGAGATCACTCGATAAGGATTCTCCAAGAGAAAGCCGGCAGTTTCGCCGAGCCAAGGGAACATCCCTTCAGCGCGCCGGAGGGTAGCACGCATATGTTCAATTCATCGACAGAAGGTACAAGCAAGTGACGCATCAAAAACGAACCACGCTCGCTATCGTGCTGCTCGCCATGATCGTGATGGATGCGCGCGCGGACGAGCCTCCGCCTGCCGAGCATCCCGCATTCGGACTGCAGCATCGATACAAGATGGATGTGGAGGCCGACCTTCAAGTGCCAGAGAACGCCACGCCGAAGCAGATCGCTGCCGCCATCAAGAAAGTCGAGACTCGCGCCGTTGCGATCCTCAAGCGTCCTGACAGCGGTGGCCTCACTTTGGAGGAAGCGCTCGCGAAGCTGCGCATTGATGGAAAGACTGACGTGCGGCGTTGTTTGGAGGTAATATTTGAATACCAACTTCGCAGCGTGAAGCAGGCGCGCGTTATCGCTCATCAGCAAGCGGCGGAGCATCCGGAGCCGGCCGCCGAGCCGATCGGGGAGCAGCCGTGAGCGAAATGCCGGAGCGCCTCATGACCATCAGTGCAGGCCGGGCCCTGCGCTTCGACTGGGTTCCGGGTGGCGATAAGCCTGAGTGGACTGCCGAGGATGCGGCTATGGCATGCCAGGGCTTGGACAGGCGCCGCTATGCCGCCTTCGCTTATCGCTGGGCTGGAGATCGCTTGCTCTACTCCACGCTCTACGGATGCCTCATGAACGAGGCCGCGGCGCTGGCGGAGCGGGAGGGTTGGCCCACCAGGACGAAATGCGGCAAGCGTTATCTCGAGCAGCTAGTCAAGCTTGCGCTGTTCGAGGAGCATCATTGGATAGTCGGGCACGCGCGCATCTGGCCCGCGGTTATCGAGGTATCTCAGCAGCTCTGGGATCAGGAGCTCTCGCGGCGCTACGAAGGGGTCAGGATGATTCTGGAGTCCTGGTGTACGGATGCTCACTCCCATGCGATGAGGTGGATCAGGGAGCCGGAAGAGTCGTAAATCGGCGATTGCAAATACCTTTTCAGTATGGTCTGATTAGCCCCGGACAGCTACGTCCATAGGATTTCAATTCGGCCCGCCACTCCCAGAGTGCTGCGGGCTTTTGCGTTTCTGGAGCCCATGCGTCCGATACTCCGGCTGACACCGGCGCCGTCGAATTTCTCGACAGCGTTCCCGGCAACCGAGAATCCGCTGAGCCAGTCAGGCGCGTGGCGCACCGCGGTCAACTTCTACCGTGCACCACAGACCACGCCTGGCAAGTGCTTCAGCAACGGCGCGACGGACAACTTCGATGACGCGCTGGCGCAGCTCGTGTCACCGAACATGGGCAACAACTACCGCATCGGCTTGCATGTGTTTCGACAGGGCGGATACAGCCCGGGTGTCTCGCACGAGATCGGCCTATACTTGCGACTGCTGATCGACAACAGCAACCCGAGCAACACACTCGTGCGCGGGTACGAGTGCCTGTTCCCCTACGACAGCGGGTCGTTCCAGCTCGTGGCGTGGCTCGGCGTCAATCACTCGTTCCCGGACAACTTCAGCATCCTGTCGCCGACCGCTCAGAACGGCGGCTTGGCGAACGTGCAGAACGGCGACCTGCTTGAAGCGGAGATCGTTGGAAACGACATCAGCGTGTACCAGAACAGCACGCTGATCTACACCCTCACCGACAGCACCTGGACGAGCGGCGGCGGGCCTGGGATGGGCTTCTACACGAACACTGGGGCAACGCCACAGAACTTCTGCCCTACTGACTTCACGGTGCAGCGGCTATGACGATCCGGGTCTATCTGATGCCGATCGTTGTCGGTTCTCGCGGCCGATTCGCGCAGATAAGGCTGCCGAAGTACCTCGGATTGGTCGATGGACGCAGCTGCACGATGCTGCGCTATGGCCAGGAAGGCGCGTGCCTGTTCGTGGTGGACATCACTGACGAGCAGCACACCGCGATGGTGGCGAACGCTGACGTGCGGGCGTTTCCTGCCAATCTTGATACGGCCGTGACGAACGCCGCGCGCACGCAGATTGTGAATGCGCTCGAGGCGCTGAACGTGCCGGCACATTGGGTCGCCAACGGGCAGACCTTCCGGATGGTGCTGCGGCGGCTGGCTGGGATCTTCGCGCTTTTCTGCAATCTCGAAGGTCGCGCGCTGCGTTTCCTGCAGTCATCGCTGGATAGCCAAATCAATACGCTGCCGCAGCCAGTGCGCACAGGGATGCAGGATGCGGCCCAAGCCCTCGGGTTGAGCACTGCCGGCATTGCTGGCACCACGACTCTACGCGCCGCTTTGGCCGCGATCGGTGCCCAGTTCGATTCTCGACCGGTGCGTGCGTGCAAGGTTGAGTTGTGACAGTTCTGTTCACTGACAGCGGCGTTGGTGCTGATGCCAACCCGATCGGGGGCAGCTACGTCACATTGACAGGATGGACAGCACTGAGGCGGCTCTCCAACACGATAGCGAATGCTTCGGGCTCAGATGGTGACTGTGGCGCGCGCATCAACGTCGTAACGCCGAACGATCACTACTGCAAGATCAGGCCATCGACTGTCGGGAATCGCGACTTCGGCTGCATGGTTCGGTGCCAGTCTGGTTCGGCTGGCGCGGTGCTGATGACCGACTACAACGCGACCGACGTCGAAGTCTACGTCCTGGTCGCTGGGTCTTTCGGAAGCTTTGTCGATCGTGACGCCGGCACCTATCAAACGACGAGCGATATATACATGGAGGTCCAGGGCACGTCGTACCTGACCAAGATCGGGGCGGCCACGATCAACAGCTTCACCGATACCACTTTCTCGAGCGGGCAGGCTGGAATCTTCATGTATGACTCGACGGCTAGAGTCATCAACGTCGAGGTCGGAGACTTCCAGGCTGGCGACACACTCTTTGCCCAGGTGATGACATGAGAACGCTTGCAAGCCTCGAAGGCGTCCTGCTCATCGACAACCGCTGCAACGAGGGCGTGCCCGATGAGGTGGTGGTGCCCCAGGGTTTGCCCCCTGGAGCAGGGCGCGGCATCTTCGAGGAGGCGTGCTACACCTGCTCGCATTGCCAGGCTCAGGTGGTCAAGAATCGAAACCGCACAAGGCCTCGAGGATTCTGCAAGGGCTGCAACAAGGTGATATGCGATGCCTGCGACGCGCGCTACCATGCAAGCGCGCACCAGTGCGTGCCGTTCAATGCGTTCGCTGAAGAGGTACGGAATGCTGCAGCGAGAGGCGACGCGAATCCTGTCGCCGCGGCCGAGTTTCACTTTTTCAAAAGATTGAGCGCATAGGAGCAAGTCGATGGCTCGTTACTCACTCGGATCGCAATCCGTCACATTGACGGCAGTAGCTGACACCACTGCGATGACGGACAACGGTTACCTTTGTTTCTTGCAGGGCGGCAGCTCGACCATGCAACTGCGAATCAGCGAGGTGCAGGCGGGCGGTGAATCAACGTCTTCAGCCACCGCATTGCTCGTCTTCGGCCGTGATTCCACAGTGGCGGCAACTGGCATCAGCGGATGCACGAACGCGAATCTGGATGGTAGTTCCGTGGCCCCCGGCACCCTCGCAACATTCGGCCGTGTGAGCACAACCAAGCCGCAGAGATCCGCAACACTTGGCCACTTGCTGCAGCACTCGATGAACGCGTTCGGGGGCATCGTGCGCTGGCAGGCTCGCCACGGCGAAGAGATCACTGTAGTCGGCAATACTGCCTCGCTCGGCGAGGTTTCCTACTCTGGAACCACCGGCTCGAGCGGAATTTGCTCATCGCATATCGTCTACGAGATCGCCTGATCGACTGATTCTTTGGAGGGCGCATGGCCGACATACTGCGCCCGCCGCTGGTCTCTCAGCGGCAAAACAAGCGGCCAATACCAAGAGTCGAACCGTTTCCCAACCTGCTGGGCACAACCCTGGCAGCCGCGCCGGGAGGACTGAACCTTCCGCTGCGCACGGGACGGCTGTTCGAATCGGCGCCCCGTAGGCATAGATCGCGAGGCGAGGCGCTGGCCTCGCAAGGCCTGATCGTCTACGACGGTCCCGAGGCAGCAATTGCGTCGCTGACTGATTCGGCGCCGCGCAGGGTGCGCAGGCTTTCGCTTTACCAGCCGCTCGATTTGCTCGGCACTACCCTTGTACAGACAGGGCTGGCACTGCCGCTGTTGGGAATCAAGCTTGATGGTGCGGCGCCAAGGCGCAGGCACAGGCTATCAGCTGATGTTCTATATCGGCCTCTGACGCTTGCCCCCAGCGCATACGATGTCTCCATTGCTGAGTCCGCAGCTGGAGCCGATGCGCTGACGGCTGCGTTGGTCGCAGTCGGGGCCCTCTCAGAGGCCGGGTCAGCCAGCGACTCGGATTCGGCGGCCAACACCGCAGTCGGGAGCATCTCTGAGGCTGCATCCGGTACCGACAGCGAATCGGCCTCGCTGGTGGCGGTCGCGACCATTACAGAGGCGGCCAGCGGCACAGATTCGGTCAGTTCCACAACTGGCAACGATTCGCTACTGAGCGAGGCGGCGAGCGCGACTGACTCGGTAAGTTCGGTTGTCACTGCCGTCGGGGTGCTGACTGAGAGCGGATCGGCCGACGAGCTGTTTTCGTCGATCGCTAGTCTGATCGGGCAGCTGTCAGAGGCTGGCAGCGCCGCAGAGGGCCTTGACGGATCAATCGCCGGCAGCACCTACAACGTCTCGATCGCAGAGAGCGGGTCATCGACTGATGCGATCACCGGCGCGCTGCTCGCGGCGGCATCCATTGCAGAGAACGCGAGCGCAGGCGACGCGCACAGCACGCTGCTGCAGGCGGCTGCATCGCTGATCGAGTCAGCAAATGCAAGCCACGCCGAGCTGTCGCAGATGGTTGGAGTCGCATCACTGACCGAGGTCGCGACCGCAATTGATGCGATGAGCACCGGCGGGCCACCGAGAGGCAATCGCATCATCGTCATCACCGGGCTGACACGACGCATCAAACTTCGACCGAATTGATTTGGAGCAACACGTGATCGAGCAAGCGAATTCAAATGCGCAGTGTGCGGCTCAGCTCTCTGCCGGCGGGGGGATCGTCGAGCACATCAATGCGCCTCGGTTTCGGTTCGAGGTCGAATGCCGTGGTGCCGACGGTGAATTGAAGTGGACCGATCACTTCTACAACACGGTGCTGACGGCCGGAAAGAACGACCTGCTCGACAAGTACTTCGCTGGCTCGAGCTACACCGCTGCATGGTTCATGGGATTGATATCGAGCGTATCGTTCAGCGCGATCTCCGCGGCTGACACGATTGCATCGCACGCGGGATGGACCGAAGCAGGTCCTACCAATGCCCCGAACTACTCACAGAGCACCCGCCCGGCTGTCACGTTTGCAGCAGCGAGCTCGGGAAGCAAAGCAACTTCGGCAGCCTCGGCGTTCTCGATCACCGCGACAGGCACGGTGAAGGGCGCATTCATTGTCACGAACAGCACCAAGGACGGCACCACTGGCGTTGCCTACTCGGCAGGCCTGTTCTCTGGTGGCGATCGTGCCGTGATCAACGGCGACACTTTGAATGTGAGCGGTTCCTGGTCGATCTGATGGATGTTGTGCTAGCCCTGAACGTGAGCGAATCATTCGTCAGTCAGGCGTTGAATCCGCAGTACGCCACTCAGAAAGCCGGGGAGCGCAGGCCGTTCAGCCTGGATGCGTCGGAAGCATCGGTCCCAGTGTGGCAATCTCTCGTCTCGGTAGTTGCGAACTCCTTCATTCGACCAACGGAAGACAACGCGACTGGATTCGTCTACAAGACATCCGCCGATGGCCAGACTGGCAGCGACGAACCGGCATGGGCGCTCAGCGGCGTGACTCAAGATGGATCGCTGCAGTGGACGGCACTTGCCCCTGCTGCGGCAGGTCAGGACACGATTGCGAGCGCAACCTGGGATCAAGAGTCGCCGCCGGATGCGGCACTGACGATCACTGGAGTGACCAACACCGCCCTCTCCACGAACGCGATGATCGGCGGCGGTACGCAGGGAGAGACCTACCTGGTGGTCGTGAGCATCACGATGACCTCGGGCCCGATCTACAAGCAGCCGATCTATGTGAACGTGGTGTGATGAGCAGTCCCTACTACCAGACACCGCACTGGCGCGCGCTGCGACTGCAGTGCCTGGAGCGGGACCAGCACACCTGCGTGGTGCCGGGTTGCAATCGCAGGGGCAACATCGCAGACCACATCGTGGCGCGGCCGGACAAGCCGCACCCAACCCCACATGACGTGCTGTCCAATCTGCGCACCCTATGCAGGGACCATGACAACCAGGTCAAGGAGCGCAAGGGTCGATACGCCAGGAAGGGTGATGGGAAGTTCAGATTGAGAGGATGCACTCTGGATGGATGGCCCGTGGACACCGGTGGACGGGTTTAGGTATTTTCAGGGAAATCAGTGCTTTAACCGAGCTGTGCATTCGTGTGCAGCTCCGCAGGTTTGAATTAGGGTCAATTTGAGATGCCGGGACCGCAAAGAAAGCCCACCGTACTGAAAATCATCGAGGGAAATCGGGGCAAGCGCGCGCTGCCGAAAAATGAGCCGAAGCCTCGTGGCGATCTCAAGGGCACGAAGCCGCCGGCTGATTTTACCGAGGCTCAGGCCGACGTCTGGCGCTACACGCTGGACAATTGCCCGCCCGGATTGCTGACGCACATCGACCGCGACCTGCTGATCGCCTGGTGCAAGGCCAGCGAGCTGCACGCACGCGCCAGCAGGCTCCAGGCAGCCAAGGACGCGAAGGCTCGCGAGGAGGGTGGCGAGGAGCTGTTGGCGATGACCAAGGGCGGCTACATGCAGTCCTCGTACCTGAGCATCATCAATCGGCAGGCGGTCTTGCTGTTGCAGCTCGCGGGTGCTCTCGGCTTCTCGCCAGCCGCTCGAACCCGGATCAATGCGCCAGAAGAAGAAGGCCCGAAGGACCCCGGCGCCAAGTACGTCTAGGCGGCGCGCCCGCGCTGCCGACCGTACGACCGAGTACGCGCGCGCCGTGGTCAGCGGCGATATCGTCGCCGGCCCGCACGTGCGAAACGCGTGCCGGCGGCATCTCGATGACCTGGAGCACGCGAGCGAGCGCGGGTACGAATGGAATGTGGTGACGCCGCGGGAGCGCGAGCGAGCGAAGAAGGATGGCCGCCCGCCCGAGCGCAGTGCCGACTGGGCGCTCGGTTTCTTTGAAAACGTGCTGAAGTTGAACGGCGGGAAGTTCGAGAACGTGTCGTTCGCCCTGCATCCGTCGCAGGCGTTCATCATAGGCTCGGTCTTCGGGTGGACGCGAAAGTCTGATGGCATGCGTCGCTTCCGGCGCGTGTACATCGAGCAGGGAAAAGGCAACGGCAAGTCACCGCTGGCCGCTGGCATAGGCCTTCTGTGCATGCTGGCCGATGGCGAGTCTCGCGCCGAGGTGTATGCTGCCGCGTCGAAGAAAGACCAGGCGATGGTGTTGTTTCGAGACGCCGTTGCGATGGTGGATCTATCGCCCGCGCTGTCGAAGCGCATCGTCAAGTCTGGCGGCAACCCGGTGTGGAACCTGGCGGACCACCGCACAGGATCCTTCTTTCGTCCGATCTCATCGGACGATGGGAAATCCGGGCCGCGTCCGTCATGCGCGCTGTGCGATGAGGTGCACGAGCATCATGACGGTGGCAACACCATCGACATGCTCGAGCGCGGCTTCAAGAGTCGCGAGCAGCCTTTGCTGTTCATGATCACGAACTCGGGCAGCGACCGCACGACGGTCTGTTGGAACGAGCACGAGTGGGCAGTGAAGGTTGCGGCTGGCACGAGTTCGCCCGACGAGGAATTCTCGTACGTCGGGGAGATCCTGGACGGCGGCGACCAGCAGTTCTCGTACGTCTGCGCCATGGACAGCGGCGATGATCCCTTCGAGGACGAGAGTTGTTGGATCAAGGCCAACCCGCTTCTGGACGTGATCGTGAAGCGCGAGACGCTGCGCGCCGCGGTCTCGCAGGCGAAGTCGATCGCCGGCAAGGCGAACGGAATCTTGCGGCTGCATTTCTGTCAGTGGACGGACGCTGACACGGCCTGGATTACAAGGCCTGCGCTCGAGCGCGTGCTGGCCGACTTCGATCCGATGATCCACGTCGGCAAGGAAGTGTGCGCGGCGGTGGACCTGTCCGGCTCACGCGATATGTCCGCGCTCGCTGCCGTGGTGAAGACGGGATTCGTCGAGGTACCTCGCGACGATGGCCAGATCGTGCAGCTGCCGACCTACGATGCATGGCTCGAGGTATGGACGCCAGGCGACACGGTGGACGAGCGCGAGCTGCGCGACCGTGCGCCATATCGAGCCTGGGTCAAGGCGGGCCACTTGCACGCCGAGCCCGGCCAGATGATTCGCCTGGACTTTATCGCGGCGAAGATTGCCGAGCTGAATTCGTATTTCTCGCTGCGGATGCTGGGTTACGACCGGTATGCGTACAAGCGGCTCGAGGATGAGCTCGGCAACATCGGTGTGAGCATCGACCAGATCGAGCACCCGCAGGGCGGCGTGCGTCGTGGCAAAGCCCCTGCGCACTGGATCGAGGACGCGCGGCTGCAGCGCGAAGAACCGCCGCAGGGACTGTGGATGCCCGCGAGCGTGAACGCGCTGGAAAACCTGATCCTCGAGGGGCGCATTCGAATACGCAGTTCGCCGGTGGTGATCGCAGCCTGCATGTCGGCAGCTGTGGAGCGCGACGCGTTTGACAACCGATGGTTCTCGAAGCGCAAGGCCACGAACCGCATCGACCCGCTTGTGGCTCTGACGATGGCTGTGGGAGTCGCAGAGATGGCGCCGGCCAAGGTCGAGGCATCTGTTGGAGTTTCTGTTTGGTAATCCGGAGCACCATGTGATCGGCAGACAAATATTCGAAGCCCTCAGATCGCTCGGCCCAGCACTGGGCTCGGCATTCGAGGCGCTGCTGCTGATCGCTGGAGCGACCCTGATCGCCTACGGCGCGTGGCTTGCCTACCCGCCAGCAGGGGCCATCGTGGGTGGCGTGCTGGTCATCGTGGGCGTGATCCTGAGACAGCGCGGTAGTGCTGAGGATCGCCGCTGATGGGATTCGCTCAGCAGATTGCGCGCGGCATGGGCATGCAGCGCAGTCCTGAGACCTCGACTGCAGATACAGACTTCCGAGACTGGGCTTCGTACTACGCACCGACAGCGGCTGGCGTGGTCGTCAACCAAGCGTCATCGATGCACGTGTCCGCGGTGTACGCGTGCGTGACGATTCTCTCGTACGACCTTGCGAAGCTGGGCGCGACGTTGTTCCGCGGTGAACGGAAGGGCGCGCGCCAGGTGGCGTCAGACCACTATCTGGCGAAGCTACTGCGCAAGCCAGCCCCCTGGCTGACGTGGATGGAATTCGCCGCGATGCTGCAGGCGAGCGTGCTACTGAACGGCAATGGTTACGCTGTGATCGTGAGGGACCCGTTCACGGGGCGGCCGCAGATGCTGGTGCCGATCAATCCGGAGCGCGTGCACCTGTACCAGGGACCTGACGCGCAACTCTTCTGGATGGTTGGGCGCAGCGGCATGCACGAGATGGCGGTGCTGAAGGATCAGCCACTGCTGATCCCGTATGAGGACATGTTCCACCTCAAGGCGCTGTCACTCAACGGGCTGCTCGGGCTGTCGCAGATCAGCACGGCACGCGAGGCGTTCGGGTTGGCGATTGCCCAGGAGCAACTGGCGTCGCGCTGGGCCGGCAATAGCGCGAAGCCGAGCGGCATCTTGTCGACCGAGCAGAAGCTCGATCCAGTCGTTGCCGAGCGCTGTAAGCAAAATTGGAAAGAGGCGAACAGCGGGCTGTTCAACTCCGGCAAGACCGCGGTGCTTGAGGCAGGGCTCAAGTGGCAGCCGCTCAGCATGAACTCCGAGGAGTTGCAGTTCATCGAGGCACGGAAGTTTCAGTTGGCCGAGATCGCGCGAATCTTCCGGATGCCGATGTACAAGTTGGGTGAGCGCGCAAGCGGCACGAGCGTCGCGCAGCTCGCACAAGAGTACTTGAACGATGCGCTGAGCAGTTGGATCAAGATGTGGTACACGCGTCTTGACTTCACGTTCGACCTGGATGAGTCGCGGCTGTTTGTCGAGTTCGACGTCGACTCTCTAGTAGAGGCGGACATGGCTACACGCTATGCCGCGCACAAGTCTGCGTTGGGCGGCATGCCGTGGAAGACCATCGACGAGGTGCGTGCGAGCGAGGGAATGCAGACCGAGGATGGCGGCAAGATTCTATACCGGCCAGCCGCGATGGTGCCGATCACCGCGCCCGTCACAGGGTCCGATGGCAACGGCGGAAGGCTTGGCAGCGACATGACTGGTGAGGGGGGCGAGGGTGGCGGGCGCCCAAGCGAGGGGCTGGAGCTGGATGACAACGAGGTGGCGCAAGGCTCTGGGTTCGCACAGGACCCTGTGGACGCGGATGGTGCGGGCGGCGTTGAGGATTACGCGATCCTTCGCACAAGGGCGGACACGTACGGCGTGGCGGTGCGTGCTGGTGCGATCACACCGCAGACGGTGGATGAGGAGGCTTTCAGAAAGAGCATGAAGTTGCCGCCCATGAGCCCGGAAGCGCAGAAGGCTTGGAGTGAAGACAAGGGCGTGCGTCGGCCGATCACGATCACGCCACCGCCGGGCAGCGCGCCGAAGCCTGGGTTCGGCGGCGGAGCGCCAGGCGCGGAGGGTCCGCCGGCCGAGGATGAGCTATGAGGCGCCTGTGCACGATTGAACAATTCTCGCGCCTTCAGGGCGACGAAGCAGCCAACGTCGCAATCATGCTCGCGTCGACCGGCGATGCTGTTCCTGACGACGCTGGCCGGATCATCTCTTACACGTTCTCGACGCCAGCCGTCGCGCGCGACATGCACACAGTGGCAGCCGACGCATGGCAGACCGAATCGTTCATGCGCAACCCGGTGTTCCTCTGGGCGCATGACGATAGCTCGCTCCCGATCGGTCGCGTAGTCAGCATCAAGACGGCCGCCGACAAGTTGGTTGGCGCAGTCGAGTACGCCAGCGCCGAGCTCAATCCGTTCGCGGATACCGTCTACCGAATGGTGCGCGCCAAGTTCTTGAACGCGGTCTCTACCTCATGGATTCCGATTGAGGGGCGCATGTCGAAAGACCGTGAGCGCCCGGGCGGCGTGGATTTCTCAGCCGTCGACCTGCTCGAGATCAGTCAAGTGCCGGTGCCCGCGCACCCCGATGCACTGGCCTCTGCGCGCCGCGCGGGCATTGATACCTCGCCGATCTACCGATGGGCTGAGAGACTGCTCGACACGGGCGGCATGACCCTGATGAGCGCCGATGAACTGAACGAATTGCGACGCGCCGCGAAGGCGCCGGAGAAGAGCATGCCCAAGGCACGCGAGATTGTGACGCGCCAAGCTGTGCACCTGAAAGCCGCGGGTAAGCCCGCGTTCAAGCGCGGACTCTATGAATGCGCGACCCTCGCGCAGATTCTCTCTGGTCTGGGCTACTGTCACGACACCGCAGCATGGGAAGCCGAAGTCGAGGGTGACAACAGCCAGGTGCCTGCGATGATTGGGGCGGCGCTCCAGCAGCTGGGCGCTGCGCTGATCGCGATGACGACCGAAGAAGTCGCCGAGCTCCTGGCGCAGCACGACATGGGAACCGAAGAGGGCGCGACTGCGCGCGCATGGAAGGCTGCGCACAAGCGCGCGGCCCCAGATGCGGAGCCCAGCGCAGCGCCGCTCGGGCGCGCCGCGGGGCACTACGCTCGCGCGATGGAGCATTACGCCGACATGGGCAAGCATCACGAGGCGATGGCTCCGCACGTGGAGTCAATGCGCGCAGCATCTGCCACGGCCGACGAGCAGAGCGGAAAGGCCGAAGAGGCGTTGCAACGTGCTCTCGACAATCCTGAAAGCGCTGACACGCACATCAAATCAGCGCAGCGCTGCATGCGTGCAGCCAGGAAGTCGTATGCCTCGGTCGCTGAAACCGGCGACGGACTGTCCGAATCTCATGCTGACATGGGCGACTCGCACGCATACATGGGCCGATCGATGCAGCGCATCTCTAGGTACATGCGTGCAGAGACTGGAGAAGATCCAGAAGAGGAAGAGAGCACCGAGGGCGCAGGCGAAGCCGAGCCCAAGGACGCAGGCAAGAAGGAAGAGACTGAGGCCCAAAAGCAATCGGTCGAGCGCCGCAGGCGAATCGCGCTTGCCGCCAAGCTGAAGGTCGCGTAGCGACTCCAGTTCTCTAGAAGAGATTCACCGAAGCCCGCCTTGAGCGGGCTTTTTATTTTCCGCCTTGCATGTCCGCCGCTTGGGCAACGGTACACAGGAGCTATCGAGATGGCCAAACTTTCCGAACTCCGCCAGCAGCGCGCAGCTCTTGCGGATGACCTGCAGAAACAAGTCGAGGACGCGACGGCGTTCGATGTCACCAAGCAAAAGATCGAGGCCCTCGACGGCCAGATCGAACGCATGGCGACGGCCGAGCGTTTGTCGGCGGCGAGTGCCGTGCCGCTGAATGTCGATCAACAGGCGCCTGTGGAGAATGTCATCTACTTCCCAAAGCGAAGCGCTCGGGGCGGCGAGTGGAAATTCCACGATTACTTGGCGCACGCCCGCAAGGCGTCGAACTTTACGCCGGATCCGAAGAAAAACTTCCGATCGTTCGGCGAGCAGCTGGTCGCGATCCGCAAGTACGCCGAGAGCCGCGGCAGCGATCAGGATCCGCGCTTGGTTCGTGCGCCACTGGGCGCAGGCGAGAGCGATGCGACCGCTGGCGGCTTCCTGGTGCAGACCGACTTTGCCACCTCGGTGTGGGCACTGTCTCACGACATGGGCGAGATCCTGCAGCGCGTGAACTCGATCCCGATCGGCGCGCAGTTCAACGGTATCAAGATCCCGGCGGTGAACGAGACCAGCCGCGCCAACGGCAGCCGCTGGGGCGGTGTCACGTCCAATTGGGTCGGCGAGGGTACGGCTGGCACGCCATCCCGCCCGTCCTTCCGTCTGATCGAGCTGAGCCTGGGCAAGCTGATCTCGATCATGTACGCATCGGATGAGCTGCTGGCCGACTCCACCGCATTCTCATCGATCGCCTCCCAGGCCTTCTCGGAGGAAATCGTCTTCAACACCGAGGACGCAATCTTCGAGGGCGATGGCGTCGGCAAGCCGCTGGGCATCTTGAATTCCCCGGCGCTCGTCACCGTCGCCAAGGACAACGGTCAGGCAGCCGCCACGCTGACGGAGAACAACATCCAACAGATGTGGTCGCGCATGCACCCGCGCTCGCGAAAGAACGCGGTGTGGCACATCAACCAGGATGTCGAGCCGCAGCTGTACCAGCTCTCGCGCACCATCGGCACCGGTGGCGTTCCGGTCTACATGCCGCCCGGTGGCCTGAGTGCCGAGCCGTTCGGCGTGTTGTACGGCCGGCCGGTGATCCCGCTCGAGTACTCGGCAGCCATCGGCACCGTCGGCGACATCACGTTCATCGATTGGAGCCAATACTTGCTGGCCGACAAGAACGGGGTGCAGGCCGCTCAGTCCATGCACATCCAGTTCCTGACGGATCAGCAGGCCTTCCGCCTGATCTACCGCGTCGACGGCAAGCCAGGCTGGCACACGGCGCTGACGCCGTTCAAAGGCTCGGCCACCAAGTCGCCCTACGTCGCGCTCGCGACGCGCAGCTGATCCAACGGGTAGAGCAACACAGGAATCACTCTCATGTCACAGCAATTCAATTTCGTCTACAGCGCGCCACCCATCGCGTTGCTGGCGCCGGCCGCTGATGCCGCGGGCCGTACCAGCGTGTACAAGAATCTGCGCAACGCCGCGGGCAAGGTGTGCATCATCTGTCGCGTCAATCAGGGCAACGCGGCGCAGGTCACTTTCAGCGTGCTGCAGGCGACCGCGCTCGCTGGCACCAATAGCAAGGCGATCAGCGCCGCGCCGATCTTCTACAACGCGGATGCGGCGGCCGGCGACGCGCTCACAGCGCAGACTGCGGCGGCAACCTTCCAAGCCGATGCCACGACGAGCAAAGACAAGTTCGTCGTGTTCGAGTTCGTGCCAGCAGACGTGATGGACGTGAACAACGGGTTCAAGTACATCGCCGTGAGCACCTCGGCATCGAACGCCGGCAACATCACTGCTGCATCGATGCACTACATGGGTACGTACCAGCAGACGTCGCCGCCGTCGTCCGCGGTCTGATCGTTGGATGAGTCGGGCAGGTCGTTCCTGCCCGCATCCGCTCACCACCATTCATCGAGGTTCACATGACCGCCATTGTTTCGCCGCGAGGCCGGCTCAGCTCGCTGGGTCTTTTGCAGTCGATTGCAGACGCGGCCACGGCCGAGACGCTGCACGACCTCAGTCCCTTGAGCCTGTCCGAGGACTTCACTGGCCCCGGCCACGCCGTGCCTGCGGCTGGCTCACCGAGCGTCGGCTATGCGTGGGTCAAGAAGATCGTGGGCGCGGCTCCGCCGACTGTCGCTGTCGTGGCAAATGCTGCCGGCGGCGTGATGGCATGTACGCTGACAGCGGACTCGCAGAAGCAGGACGCGGCGATCTATACGGACGACAAGCTGAACTTCGACATGACGAAATCGGCGTGGATCGAGTTCAGGATCGCGAATCAGGTGCTGCCGACTGGCAACGCACAGATCGTGTTCGGGCTGCAGAGCGCCTGGATCGATGGCCCGGACAACGCCTCGTTCTACGCTCAGTTCTCGCAGTCGGCGAGCGGGCTGGTGAACCTGCGCACGAAGGACGGCGTGAACACGACGTCGGTATCCAGCGGCGTGACAATGGTGGCTGGGGCGTATCGCATCTTCCGGATCGACTGCACCGATCCAACCAACGTTCGCTTTTTCATCGACGGTGCGGAGGTCAGCGGCAGCCAACTCTCGTTCGCGGCGACCGGTGCGGATGCGATCCTGCAGCCGTACGCCAGCGTCTACAAGGCGTCGGGCACCGGTGTTGGCACGCTCTACATCGATCGCATCGCGGTCGGCATGAAGCGGTCCTGATATGTCCAGCATCTACTCGGTCGAGATCGTCACCGCGACGATCGCGAGCGGCGCGTCGCTGTCTGCGCAGGTCAACATCGGGGACCGCCAACTGTGCGGGATCTACGTGCCGACGGGTTGGACCACGGCCGCGATCACGTTCCAGGCATCCCCGGATGGCGGCACAACGTTCGGCGAGCTGCTGGACAACACCGCAACAGCGGTCTCGGTGTCCTCCGTCACTGCCGACAAGTTCGTCGCGTTGGATCCGACCAGGTTGCGCTGCGTGAACTGCATCAAGGTCCGTTCCGGAACCTCGGGCGCGGCCGTGAACCAGGGGAGCGACGTGACGCTGAAGCTGCTGACGCGCTACGTGGCCTGAGATGCCGATCGACATTCGCACGACGGTCCTGGTTGCGGCCGATAGCCAGGACCTCGTGGATCTGGCCACAGCGCGCGATGAGCTCGCAATCGTGGCCAGCGATACCTCGCACGACACGAGCCTGGCTCGGTACATCAAGCAATGTTCCGCGGTCATCGCCAAATATTGCAACCGGGTGTTCCCGGTGGAGTCGGTTCTCGATGTGCTCCGTCCCGCCGAGGACCCATATCGTTACCGCCGCGCCATCGACGACTCCCTGCTGCAGCTCTCGCGCTGGCCGCTGGCCAACGCGCAGCCCGTGACATTCACGGGCAGCATCTCTGCAAACAACGTACTCATCACCGCGGCCAGCAACACGGCAGGGCTCCAGTCCGGCATGCTGATCTTTGCCGACTGCCTGCCAGAGGCCACGCTGGTGAAAGAGGTGAGCCCGTACACCGTGCTGCTTGGCACGGCGGCCAGCTCGGCTGCGACGCAAGCGTCATTCACCGCAGGCCTCCAGGTCATCCAGACCATCGATTCCAGCACCACGCGGACGCTCGTCTACGGCGATGACTTCGACGTCGATGAGGATTGCGGCTGGCTGATCCGCATCGATCAGCGATACGGCAGGCGCCGCGCATGGGAGCGCTACCCCACGAGCGTGCGCTACCAGGCCGGGTACGCCGAGATCCCAGACGATCTGCAGATGGCGTGCCTGCGCCTGGTCACAGAGCGATTCCGCGGGCGCGGCCGAGATCCTCTGCTGGTCCAGCGCGAGCAACCGGGGCTCGCGAGTGAGCGATGGTGGGTCGGCCCGACCCCGGGCCAGCATGGTGCGCTGCCACCGGAAATCGAGAGCCTGCTCAGTCAGTACCGTGTACCGGTGAATGCCTGATGGCCGTTGTCACGCGCGGCGACAAAGAGATCTCGCTGCGCTTCGATCAATTCCCGCAGCAGTGCAAAGAGGCGCTCAAGTCCGAGATCGATGAGCTCGTGGACGAGCTGCTCGCGCGCAGCCAGAAGGCGGCCCCGAAGAAAACCGGAAAGCTCAGGGGCGAATTGAAGGGCCGCTCATTCATCGGCGAGACCCGCGTGGCTGGGTATGTCTCGGTGTACGCCGGCAATGACTCCAACGAATACATCAAGGCCAACACCTTGGAGTACGGATCTAGGAAGGCCCGGCGCATCTTCAAGAAGGACGTTTACACCGTCACGAAGCGCGGCAAGAAACGTCGCGCCGTGGATCGTCTCACGCGCCCCGCAGTGATTCGTGAGTTCCGGTATCTGCGCGGCCCGCTGGAAGAGATGCAGCCCGAGGTCAAGCGCCGCTTGCAGGCAGTGCTCGAGTCGCAAGTCGAGGCTGCGAACGCATGAACGGACCGACGCGCGAACAGATCTGGTCCGCGCTGTTCGCTGACCTGGTTGCCTCGGTTGCTGTCTCATTCCGGGCGGACCTCACAAAGGGATCCGCTGAGCTGAGCAATGCCAGCACGACCGCCGGCATGTTCCTGGGTCTACCGGTGTTCGGGGAGGGCGTGCCCGCGGGCGCGGTTATCGCATCGTTTGCACCGTTCACGCTATCCCTGCCGGCGCTAAGCTCGGGCCGCTCGGTATCACTCACCACTGGATTTCTCACAACCGGACGCCGGCTGCTTCGCTGGAACGAAGTGACCTCGCAGCCTGCGATCTTCCTGCGACCGAACGCCGAGTCGTTCTCGTACGCCGGCGGAGAGTACAGCCCCGTGCGCCGCCTGAGCGGTGAGATCTTCATCTATGCCAACGGCGGC